GTCCGCTGCCGGGGCGCCAGCATAAAGCTTTCTCCCGGCTTAGTTTTTGGCGCATTCCGCGAGCGGCTGGGCTGGCAAGCATGCCCACCGTTGATCGCGCTCCGCCTAGCGGTGGCGGAATTGTGTGGTTCATTGGTTGTCCTCCTCTGCGAGCGGTTCCGAGGTTTTCTGCGCCTCGTCAACGCTCGCACCGACGAGGCGTACCGAGATCCCCTTGGGCTCGGCTGCGTTGATGATCGCCTGACGCAGCTGGTCCCAGGGGAATGAATTGACGAACCGCCGGTCCCTGTCATCGTAGGCGATTTCGGCGAACCGCCGGCGGTCCGCATAGCCGACCACGTGTGCCGCAATCTCTGAGATCCAGCTGCGCATCCGCCTGTGTTGCTTGCCGACCATCGCGATGCGCCGGCTGGCGAATCTCGGCACTGGTCGTTGCTCGGCTTTGGTGTCATCGGAGAATCGGTTCAGTCGCCGCGTGTGGTGCAGGATGGCGCCTCGGATTCTGCGGATGTGGTCCGCGTGCTCGATCCAGAGGCGTTCGTCCTTCTCGTTCAATGCGACCAACAGACTATCACTATCTGTCTTTACAAACAACGTCCCATGCCGTTTTTGTTCATCTCGCCGCGGTAGCCACGCGACGATCTTCACGACCACCTCCCAGAGCGCCCGCTGTCCGCCTGCATCGCGTTCGGTGATCTGTCGGCTGGACTGTTGCCCATTGCGTCCAGACCGATCCGGTCCGCCGGCACGTCGTCGGTAGATGGATAGCTCGGCGGGTATCGCATCACCGCGGGCGATTGCCTCGAGCGATCGACGCTGGCGTTTGTACCGCGGACCTGCGACGAGGCGCAGGCGCCACCGTTGCCCTGCCAGGGGGACTGACACGATCAGGTCTCGCCGATCGTCGTCCGTGATTTCGAGTGACCAGTTGGCAGCCGGTATCGGAACGGGCGCCGGATATTTTGCCCGCGGCAGGTGCTCATCGGAAAGCCATAACACCTTGTAGCGTCTGGCTTTCCATTTCAGCTTTGCTTGCTGTTCGGTCGCTGCCACGGTGACAGACGAGATTGCCGGGAACCGCTCGCGTGCTTCGGGGTACAGGTAGATCGTCGGCATTGGCGGCAGTTTTTCCATGCCGGGCTCACGCCGCACATCGCGAGCGTACAGCTCATCCACCAGCCAGTTCCAGAGCCGCGTTTGATCCGACCAAGCGTCACGCAGCGCCGCGCGGAACTCCGCCCAGGTCGCGTCGAGAGGTTTTGCCACACGCATCGTGATCGCGCGTAGCACGTAGCGAGCCTGCCAGCACTGGCGGCACAGCACGGCGTCCCCGTGCCGTTTCCACCCGCGAGGCAGTCTCAGTCCGCGCTTGGTCGGCGTCGTCTTGTGCTCGTCCCAGCATGACGAGCATCTGATGATATGATCGGTCATTTTCGGTTCATCCTCCGGTTTTGTCGTCCACGCCATCGACAAGCGCATGCAGTGCTGGATCTGCCACGAGATCAGCGGTGATCCGTTCGCAGCGGCTTTGGTAATCATTCGCGATTGCCACCACCTTATTCGCCCATGCCTCCGTTTCGATTGTCAGCGAGAGCAGATCAATCGGCGCGAGCTTTGTAAACCACCATGGGTTTGTGCCGATTACGTCTCCTTGGAATAGTCGGCCGACCATTCCAACCTGGCGATCGACCAGTGTGATACAGGCGCCGGATGGTTCCCCTTCGATTCTCATTGTCGGTGGCTCCGGTATCTCTGGTTGTTCCGGCGGATCTGGGCATTTTTCAGCTGCGAGCCGCACTTGTTCCATCGCTTTCGCCGCGATGTCTGCCGCGCGTCGCAGTTTCGCCGTTGCCTTTTCCGGCGATATTCCAGCCGCTTCGTAGACTTTTACGTAATTCACCATGGTATCATCCTCCGTATGGTATGAGTCTGGCGGCACACGTGCCCCCGCGTAGCCCGCCGCCCAGGCTGCGCGGTGTCAGTGTCGCATCATTCACGCGCATGCAGCACTTGGTAGCCGGTTGCGTCCTGCAATCTGGTTGAATTTGTCAAGCAGGTCCTTGCGTTTGAACTCCAGATGCAGGTTTCCGTTTTTGCAACATCGGAACCGGAAATACTCCGTTTCCCCGCGCCCGTCCTTTGATGTTTCGATCTCGTCTGCAAGCGGTCCGCTGTATCCCTTGACCATCCCTTTTCCGTCAAGCAGGTGGAAGATGTTGTCCAGGGCGATGATGTGCTGCCTTCTCATGTAATTGATCCTGAATCCGCCGGAATACCCAGGTTCTACCATGCTTGGCCTGATGATTCTGGGTTGCAGCTGGAACTCGCTGTTTCTTTTGTAGTTTGTGCTAGGCTTCCAGAAGTCGTACTCTTCATGGATCGCCTCTTGCATGAATGTTTCCGCTGAGTCAATCATACCTTCGAGCACGTCGAGTATTGCATCCTCCGTGATCTCCGGCAGTTGTTCGTCCGATTTTCCTTGCAGCGCATCGTCAAGCTGTTGCACTCGTGCTGACGACATCAGATTGCGGATTCCCAGTTTTTCGATGATGGCACTCCATGCGTCACATCGCATGGATTTTTCCGCTCTTTCCGTTGCTTCGTCTGAGTACCATTGTCTCCCGTCGAAATACACCCTGATTGAGAACCGATAGGATGAATCGAACGCCTTTTGCAGTCGTTCGGTTTCCTCGTAGATTGTTCTGATTGCGTCCACGATTTTCGGCGCAGCCGATTCGTAGACGGACGCCAGCATTGTTGCTGTTTTGTACTCTACCATGTCGCTGTCTCTGGAAAACATCGTCTCATCCTCCCTATGTACCGGCGGCACATGCACCCCCGCGCAACCGCCGCCTAGGCTGCGCGGAAAACTCGGACGACAGCAGTCAGCTAGTCTGACTGCGCTTGCCTGTCATCTATCGGTTTCGTCATCTCATCCTCCCGCTGGCGGCACGGTGACCGTGCCGCGTGAGATCAGCGAGCCAGCCTGCAACATGCAGTATTCCGCGCTGACCTCAGCGCCGGTCAGCTCGAACTGTTCGAGCGCAAGCCGCTCGCGCAGTTCCTGGCGTGCCACCTGCTCGGCGTCATCCTCCGAGCCTCGCACCAGTATCATCGTCTCGAAATCTGGCAGCCACACATGGTATTGTGCCATGGTCTCATCCTCCCGGCGGCATGTATTCACCCCGCGCAGCCGCCGCCAGAGCTGCGCGGGAAACTCGGACGATCACACGACGACAGGCAGGCGCATGCGCTCGCCTATCTCCTGCGCCTGCCGGATCGCAGGCAGCAGGGCGTTGGTCGGTCGTGTTGGCAATACCCGGACCACCCACCAGTCGGGCGGGTGGTAGTCCGTCCTCTCGCATGCGCAGTCGCATGCGTCCCCGTCACAGATTGCAGGGCTATATTGCCCTGTGCTATCTGCTATGATCCGTATGTGCGTCATGATCTCACCTCCCGGCGGCACGTATTCACCCGCGCAGCCGCCGCCTAGGCTGCGCGGAAAACTCGGACCGCGCACACTGTATGCGCGGTCAATCGTCAATCATTGTCAGAGGTCAGGCATGACAGTCGCCAACCGAATATCAGGGCAATGGTCTGCCGCAGCCGCAATAACAATCTCTACTGGGATACTAGTTCTTGTGATCCCAGCGGAGCAGGGGGACCGCCATGGCCATGTGCCGAGCCACCACCGCGCCGGCTCGTCAGGCGGGGCGTGCTGCCAGCCATAGGTCTCAGTGTGATAGTAGAAATCGCCGCGACCCAATCGCGGAACGTCGCCCTGATAGTGTGGCCAGTCCAGTTGGCTCAGCGGGCACGCTTCGCGCGTCTCGCCGATGCGCGCCAGCATGGCCAGTACTTGCCCGATCGACGACGCGGGCAAGAACTGTCGTGCGGGCAATCCGTACCCTGGTGATCCAGGCTGATGGTGGTCGATCACCACTGTGGAGAATGCCGGCAGTGGCGACGCGAACGCGCACTCCACGAGTATCACGGTGTCGCCGGCGCAGAGAGTGTCACCAGTGATGCTATCCGCCTGATACGCATTAGATTGGTATACGCGGTGGCTTCCCGATTGGGCGAACGCGAACCGTTCTCCAGTTTCGCGGAGGATCTGTCTTATCTGGGACATTTCGCTGTCGGGTGCTCCGAGCACCCAGAGCCTGTGCGATGACATCCTTCTGTCTCCTCGCCGATTACTGGGCTCGGCGCTGCCCATCTCATCGAAATAGAGGCTGCCGGTTGTGTCTCCGGCAAACTCGCACCTCGCCACACACTGTCCGTAGACGCAGCGCCTGTCTACCTCTTGGCCTCGCGGGCCGTCGGGCGCCAGCAGGCGCCCTCGGGTCCGAGCCGTCACGCCATGGCAGCCGCCTGCCGCTCCACCTCCTCCGCGATTGCCCCGTATACCGGGGCATCGCCATATTCGCGCTCGATGGCCGCGGCCCTGGAGAGATAGCGGCTGGCGTCGTCCCAGTTTCCACGGCGGATAGCCGTGATGGCGTCAGCCGCGTATCCAGCGGCTAGTTCGGCCGCGGCTGCCACCTCGTCGTCATACTCTCGCGCCAGCGCCAGCGCATCTGCGTGGTGCTGGCAGACAGGCTCGTCGTCCACGTCGCATGGCTCCACCACTATCTGGCTGCCGCACCGCGACAGCCGGCGGCATCCAGGGCAGCCTGGCGAAGCCGCCCCGAACGAGTGCGTCCACGACCATCCGAGCCATGCTGACCTGGCAGCCTCGATCCTGCTGATGATGTAGTCTGTCATGATCTCATCCTCCCATCCTACCGCGGCAGACACCGGGCTGCCGCATCCCGCCGCGCTCCGAGTGAGCGGGTTGTCGGGGCCGCGGCGCATCCACCGCGGCCCATCGAAGCCGATCACGCGGTGGCGAAGGCACTCTCGCACGCAGCCGCGTGCGCCTCACAGTCATTGAGCCCGCGAGCGCGGGCATCCCGATACGCGCGGTGGAATCTGTCCTGATGGCGCCACTCCGCCACCAGGTCGCGATGCATCCCCCGAGGCACCCACCGCGGAACCTCATATTCCCCCTCTTGGCGCGCGATGTCCAGGAGGTGGCGGATACCGGATTGCAGCGAGTCGTCGAAGTCCGCACACGAGGTGCAGAAGTTCACCCGTCCATCGCTGTCCGGATGGGCGATGGTGTACGATCCTCCGTACGGGGTCGCCCATACTGCCAGCACGTGCCCGCGGTATGCGTACACCACGGGCTGCTGGCGGATCACGCGTTCCGCCCGGCGCGCCGCATCCTGGCGCGCCTGGGCGACAGTCCGCCCAGATCCCTCGATGCCCAGGTACTCGACTTTGATCGTTCTTGGCATGATCACATCCTCCCACCTCCCGGATCCCGCCGGGCCGGTGCCGCGTGATGCCGCGGCCATCGAGTGTATCTCATATCAGTGAATATACAGTCCATCGGATACGCGTCAAGCGGAAAATCAAAAAAATCACGAAAAAAATCCGAAATCATCCCGAGCCGATCTGATCGGAGTGCCAGCCGCACCTACGCGTCGCGCCACCTACCGCGGAACCCGCACCTATATATATGTCGGTCGGTGTGATCCGCCGCATCCCAGCACCGATCGACGCAGAGTGCCGTATATACCAGGGTTTCCCGCGGTTGCCGCGGCCCGATCAAAGCCCCTTCAATGAAAAGAAATCATCCCTATCTCCATACATACCCGTATGCCCGCGCACACCCACCGGCGCCTCCGCCATACGCATGCACTACCCACCCGCGCATGCCCACCACGCACACCAGCCGACGTTCCCGCGGGGGGTGCATGGCGGGCGGGCGCAGCAGGGTGAGGCATGGGGTGTGGTCCTGCACTCCGTCCGGTCCGCGAGATGGTGTACAGCTGTACAGGTGCCGGGAACTGGTGTACGCCTGTACACTGGTCGTCGCCCGCGGCGGGCTGGTCCAGCAGCCGCCGCCGGCACATCGGCCACCGCGGTGATTTACACCCTCGAGGGCATGGGGGATCAGGCCGCGTCCTATGCGATCCGCTTCCTCGCAACGGCGTTCCCCAAAGCTCGATTTCTCCAGGGGGCGCAAGCTGGCCAGGTCGTGGCGTGGGCCACGCCGAAAGATCACCAAGAGATCAAGAGCCTGGTCGATCAGATGATTCAGCAGCCGCCGCCGGAACGGGCGCGCAAGGTGACCGTGTATGGGCTAAAATTCATCTCGGCCCGCGATGCCATGGAAGTCCTCAAGACGGCCGTGCCCCAGGCCGAGTTCACGGTCTCGGACGACGATCCCCAGCGCTTGACCGCATGGGCGTGCCCGGCAGAACACGACACGATCGCCAAGATCATCCAGGAGATCGACCTCGAAGGCGATGCCGAATCGGGCTCCAGGCCGTGGTCTACGCGCTCGAAGGCATGGACACCCGCAATGCCACCATGCCTTGCGGTTCCTGTCCCAGGCATTTCCTGAAGCACAGTTCACGCAAGGCGCCGAGGCGGACCAGTTGGTGGCGTGGGCGTCGGCCAAAGACCCTGAACGGATCGAGGTGCCGATCGAGGAATCGCCAGATTCAGCACGAACCGCCAAGGTCTATCACCCGGCGCCGGCTCGGGCATACCGGATGCGCCGTCCTGCTGGCCGCGGGCTGCGTTCTCGGTGGGATCCTGGCCGCGACGGTGGATAGCGGTGGCCGATCGGTCCGGCGGTGGATCGGTCTGGCGGTGGCAGTGCTTGCCGCCGAGGCGGGCGGGGGTGGGGGGGGTAGGCCCCCATCGCGGCTCTCGTGTATTGTATGTGCCCCTCACAGAATTTTTTCACTCGCCGCGACCGCCCCTCTTTTGGGTCACACGTCATTGGTTTGTGTTGCGTGGCGGTTATTTTGGCGATGCGGGGTTGTCGTGTTTATTGCTTGGCGTGTTGTGATGGACACATTGAAGCGTGAGTTGCTTGAGTTGTGTGGTTGGGAGTTTGGTGATGTTGCGGATTTTTTGGGGATGTGTGAGTGTGAGCGTTTGAGCCTTGAGCGGGCGGATTTGCTTGCGTATTTGGGTGGTTGTGAGGAATCGGATTTGGCTGGCGAGTAGCTTCGTGTCGTCGCATTGGCATGTAAGTGATTGTGTGGCTGGGAGTTACGACGCTTTTGGGCATTTGCTGGCGTCCTTCCGCGTTCTTTCACGATACTACGAGCGTGTATTGTGTACATTTGTCATTAAGGAGGCGATTTTGTGTTGTGTGGTGTTTTGTGGCGAGATACGGAAGTTGTTTTGTGGCGTGTGGTTACGTCGATTTTGGCTGGGGTATTTGGGCACTAGCCGTTTTTAGGTGTCACCCATGACACCTAAAATCAGGTTATGGGTGCAAGTAAGTTTAGGTGATAAATAGCTTTGGTGGTGAGGATGGCAGGTTTTGTGGGTGTGTTTGCTTTGATGAGGGTATCTTCGTCTGGCATGAGTCGTTTGTCGAATTCTTGCGGGAATCGGACGTTGAGGATGCGGTATGCTTTTTCGTGGAGGTAGGCGCTTTTGACGGTTTTGATGGTTGTGATTTTGGGGTGGAGTTTGAGTTCGGCGATTTTGCGGAAGGACATTTTTTGTTGGTCTCGGAGTGTGACGACTTGGTGCATAGCGTTTCGGAGTTCGGCATCCCACTTGAGTCCTTTTGCGGTTTTGACGGCGGCGAAGGGGACGGGTTTGACGGATGGGAAGTTGCGGTTTTTTCCTGCGAGGCCGTCGAGCCATGCTTTGAGCGGATCGGAGGGTTCTCCTCTTGTGATGCTGCACTGGCACCAGCAGAACTGGATGGTGAAGTCGATTGATTCGAATTGACGTATGTCTTTAGGTGCGTTGATGATAACGCGGGGATGTGTGACGTAGAGCACGTCTTTGGGTTCGAGTCGGTCTACGAGTTTCGAGAATATTCTTCTGAGGCGTGCTGGTTTTTTCCAGGCGTTGTCTTGTATTTCGGAGAAGTCGCCTAGCCAGAAGCCTTTGAGCAGTGCGTTCCTTCGGTTGTGTCGGTGTTGTTCGACGATGGAAGGGAACGCCCTGACGGGGCAGGCGTACGACATTTCGCACGGCATGGCGATGGCTTCGTGCCAGTCGAAGTCATTCATTGAGTTCTCTCTTGAACTGTTCGATGTCTGACTTTGCGATGACGACGTACATGCCTTCTCTCTGTGCTTTGAGTCGGACGGTCTTTCCCGACTTGCTTTTGATCCCTTTTGAGATCCACCTTCTGAGCGTATCGGTGGATGGGGTCCAGGTGAACAGGTGCCTTGCCTGCGTGATCAAGAGTTTTTCGTCATCCATGCGGTATCTCCTTGTAGTTGACGGCATTTGCACAATCTTACCACACATTGCACGCGCTTGTCTATGCATGAAATCACTTGCATATAGCACAATGCTGGCAGGAACCATCTTTTCGAAGGAGACGCATTATGCCCGCAACTGAACAACAGACGGGGCTGGATCAACTGTTTTCTGACTTGGTGAAAGACGAGCCTGCGCAGGGCGATGAGTCGGTGAAACCGGAGGATTCTCCCCAGGATCAGGGTCAGCAGGAGGGTCAGGTATCGCAGGAGCAGGTGGACGAGGCGCTTGCGGCTGCAAAGGATCTCGGGATCGACACGTCGGCGTTTCAGAGTTCGGCGGAGCTGGTCAAGGCGATGCACGAGCGGCTGAACTCATTGCAGCAGGAGCGCGAGCAGCTTTCTAGGTATGCCGAGATTGGCAAGCAATTTGCCCCTCACCAGGACAAGCTGCAAGAGCTTCTGGCGAAGCAGGAGCCTGAGAAGGCGAAAGAGGACACGGGCGAGTGGGACGAGGAGAAGTACTGGGAAGGGGTCTGGAAGGCGCCGAAGTGGGACAGCTCGTGGGATCAGTTGATCCGGGCGGGAATCCTGCAAGAGGGCGAGGGCGGGCTGGTCAAGGCGGTCGATCCGCGTTTCGAGCCCGAGGCGTCCCAGGTCAACAAGTACCTCATGTCCTTGAGGCAGTTCGAGCAGCAGCGGCTGGCGTCCAACCCGTACAAGGATACGTGGGAGAAGCTGAGCCCTGTGATCGAACGCACGGTGGAGCAGAAGCTGAACCAGCTTCGCGCGGAGATCGAGAGCCAGCTTGCGGTCGAGAAGACGTTCGACCGGTACAGGAACGAGCTGGTCGATCATCTGTGGCAGCGCGACCCGGTGACTGGCGAGTACAAGGAATCTGAGTACGGGCAGCGGTTCTTCGCGTACATCGACAAGCTGGAGAAGATGGGGATCAATGCGCCGGAGGACGCGATGATCCAGCTTGCGTTGGACGCGGTGGGGCGCCCGGACAAGCCGGCGGAAGCGACGCCGGAGGAGAAGAGCGAGCAGAAAAAGCAGTCGTTCTTGGACGGGGCGAAGAAGCGGTCGGGGCACACGCCGCAGGTGAGTGAACCCGCGATCGCAGGAAAGGAGCCATCAAGCGAAGCGGAATTGGCGCACTTCATCGAAACGGACCTCACGGAACGGCTTGGATTGAAATGACCACGTTATGAAATGCGCGGGCAAACAATGACCGGCGTGAAGTAGGAATCTAGCAATGGCTGACATCCCTCTCCATATCACAGACCTGGCGAAAGAGCTTCAGGTCACGACGATCCCGAAGTGGTTGAAGAAGGTCGAAGACCAGACCCTGCGTGGAAGCTATTTCTTCAATCGGCTTCTTCAGGGTGGTCGCGTTTTGAAGGGCGAATCCGGACCGGAGTTGATCTGGCCGCTCAAGGTCAGGAACCCCGAGGTTCGTCCGCTCCAGAACCACATGAATCTCGAATACGCGCCTACCGAGAAGCACATCCAGATGCGGCTTCCGTGGCGCGGATACGAGGCGACCGAATCCATGTCCATGTTGGACCAGGAGATCAACAAGGGGCCGCAGGCCATCGTGAAGCTGATCAACAGCAAGGCGAACGACCTGCGCAACGCCATGCAGCAGAACCTGCAAGGCGAATGCTACAAGTCCGGATCGACGGCCAACAGGACCGACCGGTTCCACGGGCTCGAAACGGGGCTCGCCGAGGGCACGGTCACATCGGCGGACCGCATTGCCGCACCGAACGGATCGTATGCTCAGCAGAGCACGGTCTTGCAGGCGAACGGCGGGTTCTGGTCGAACGACATGGGCACGCCCAACAACGTCTCGATCAGCACCGACTGGCCGGACGGCAGCGGCGATACCGACTACGACTGCAATTCGCCCATCCTGATCAACACGTCATCGACGAACTGGGGCACCGGTTCGACGGACCACCGCGTGAACCTGTTCCGCGCCATCTCCCAGGCGCAGATCTGGCTGAAGCTGCTTGGCAGCCAGAACGCGCCAAAGGGGTTGTGCGTGATCGACGGGTGGAGCTTCCAGGGTTTGCGAGAGAATCAGGAAGCGAAGATGCGTTTGCAGCAGCCCGCCAGGAGCAGCACGGACATCGGGCTGGTTGGTTCGGACGGTGCCGTCTACCTGGACGGGCTGGAGATCCAACCTGACTTCTGGTGCCCGCACTCGACGGGATACATCTTCTCGATGGACCGCGTTTCGCTGCACTCACTGTTCTCGGAGGGCGTCTTCCGGAGCAAGGGGCCGGTCGAGTTGGCGACGATGGCGTTCAGCACGATCTGGGCGCTGTTCGTATACGGGAACATCCGTTTCCGTGGGATGAAAGGATTCGCGAAGCTCTATCCGTACGCATAAGGGTGGGCTCATCTGAAAACAATCCCTGAAGGAGAGAAAAACGATGGACGCGATTATGACAATGTTGCGGCAGGGGACGACCTACTTCCAGGGAGATGTCCCGAGCAGCAGCTACTGGGCAAACAGCACGTTCCTCGAGGGAACGGTGACCAAAGCGGCCGTCTTCGACGAGAAAACGGCTGCGGGTGTGCAGGGTCGCACCCGAAACTGGCAGCGGATCGTCATGGCGGTCAGAAACTCGGGCGCCACGACCTTGCAAGCCGGCGATGTCGTCAAGTGGACCACGCGGCACGCCCGCGTCACGAAGAACGACACCGACGACGGCGAGGTTGCTGGCATCGTCATCGACAACCTCAACTCGAACGGGTGCGTCCAGAACGACATCTGCCTGATCGTGCGTGAAGGACCATGCTACGCCAACAAGAGCACGTCCGAATCGTTCAGCGCCGGCGATGTCGTGAAGGGCGACAACGGTGGCAAGGTGACGGCGATCGGCGCGCCTGCCGACGCGACCGCAGCGAGGAACCAGGCGATCAACAACGCCGGCAAGGTTCTTGCGGACGCCGCGGCGAGTGCAAGCCAGGTGCTCATCAACGTACGTGAGCGGTAAATGTGGCGGTTACGGAACGATCACTCAAGGCGTGGTTCGGAGACCACTGGCTGCGCGGCATGCCTCCTCCCGTGCGCGAGTCGGTCGAAGGGTCGCTTGAGGCGATTCGTACCGCCGCATATGAGATATTGAGGAACACCCCAGCCGGTCCTGAGCAGAGCCGTGCGATCACACGGCTTCGGGACCAGTTGGACCTTGCGATGCTTGCCGCGTGGGAGCAGTATCTTCCAGCATGGCAGGACGCATGGTTTGGTGACCACTGGCTGCGCGGCTTCAAACCGGAAGATAAGTCGCGTGCAGAAGTCATCCTCCGTGCCGTGCAGAGGGGCGCCGAGTCGCTTGACGGCGACCGGCGCTCGCTGCGCGGTGCCTGGCTGGCTGCAATGCGTGCGTTGAGGTGTATCTAATGGTCGATGTCGTCAAGTACGTCAAGCATCCAATCGACGAAACCAAGCTGATCGATTTGCTGAAGAGCCCAGCCGTTGACAGCGTGACGGTCTACGTGATCAAGGACGTTCCAGAAGAGGATGAGCCTCCGAAAGCGCCGCCTATCATAGCCCGCAACGTGTCGGGGCATCCCGTGTACTTCCCGCTCGATGTCGATGTGGACGTGGATGCGATGCGAGAATTCTTCCGCGACGGCGCATTCGGTCGCATCGCCGTGCTCGAGCCTGCGAACGGTTACCTTGCAAAGGTTGCAGCAATCCTGACAGGCGGGGTCGTCTACGCCGTTACGGACGGGGAACTTGACGAACGCAACATGGAGGAGTTCGACATTCGGCATGTGAATGGCGACGCGATGCATGTTGGCGAGATCATGGAACCGCAGGAGTTGGATGCCGTCGTGATCGGACCGAGCGAACGCCAGGACGCGCTGGAGGAGGTATGGCGGAAACACACGCAGAAGATACTCAAGATGCAATGACGACGTGCTGCCCGTCGTGCGGCGAGCCGATGCGATACGACGAAGCCGTTGAGGGGCCGATCGGTTATCGGTGCAAGCTGTGCGATGAACGCGCGACCGAGAGCGACCGGAGAGACAAGGTTATGCGGTACATCCGCGACCTTGTTTCGGCGCAGGTCGATTCGTCGTTGTACGCACGCGAGACGGTGCCGAGCCTGTCGGACGTTTTGATTTCGGCATACGACGAGTTCGGCGGTCCGACGCAGCTTGGCGTGCAGTGGGCGAGGGTGATCAAGACCATGATCGACGAGTGCCTTACGACCGGCGCGAGGGCGGATAAGGCGCACAAGGCGATACTCGACTTCGCCAAGATGGCACACCTGCACGAGGAGATCGAACATCCGGGCAACTACGAAGACATGACGCCGGAGGAGCTGGAGGAGCAGCGTAAGACCGCGTTATTGCACATGTTCGCCGACATGCTCAAGCGCGATACATCCGACAAACTGCTTGAAGCAGCGAGAGTACTTGCCGATGCTGAATGTCAACCCGGCTAACGCGAAGGTCATCTACGACAAGACGACCCGGATGCTGTCGGTGGCGCAGCGCGAGTTCCTGCGCGTGTATCGTCCGTTCGGCGAGCAGGAGAAGGTGCATCGGTGCAAGGCGCGTGAAATACTGATCTACGGCGGAAAGCGTGCCGGCAAGAGCGTCTGCGCAACGGCAGAGTTCACCAGCCGGGTTTTGGGTCTGCCGATCGTGTTGCCGGACGGAAGCAAGATCGAGCCGAAGTTCCCTGTCTCATCTGTCGAGAACCCCTTGACGTATTGGATCATCGGGCTCGACATGCGCCACATCGGCAAGACGATCTACCGCCTGCTGTTCGCACGCGGCATGCGCAACAGCATCCGCGTCATCAGGGACAAGGAGACAGGGAAGTGGCGCATCTTCAATGTGAACAACCCGTCCGATGTAGAACGGTTCGATGAAAGCAGGCTCGCAGGTCCAGCGATCCCGCCGCGGTACATCGAGAAGGACAGCTTTGTGTGGGAGAGCGTCAAGGCTCGCGAGTTCAGATCATTGCGGCTGGTCAACGGTGCGATGATCTACGCATTCCCGTCCACTGGGGACCACCCTGGGATGGGCGACGCCGTGGACGGCATATGGATCAACGAGGACATCGCCAAGCCGGACCACCTCGCAGAATGGCAGGATCGCCTCATCGACCGCAACGGATGGCTGATCTGGGACGCCTACCCTCAGATGCACAACCACGCGATCGTGGAGATGCACGACCGCGCAGAATCGCAGAAGGACGACCCGGACCCTGACATCGTTTCGTTCCAGCTCATCAGCACGGACAACCCGTTCGCGAGCAAAGAGGGGCGCGAACGCGGGATCCGGCGCATGGGCGATGAGGAGGCGGTTGCACGCCGAAGCCGCGGCGACATGCTGCGCGGCAATTACCTCATGTACAGTTTCGTGCCGTCGATGCACCTGCTGCGCAAGGGCGCGCAGTATGACGACGAGGACATCAAGAACAGGGTCAGGTACACGCTCGAATCGGTCTACACACAGAACGGTCGCATGCCAGAAGGCTGGGCGCGATACCTCGTGATCGACCCTAGTCACACGCGCACGGCGGTTTTGTCGGGCGTCATCCCGCCGCTCGAATATAACGGCGTGTCCATCGGCAAGCGGTTGATCATCGAATGGGATTTCGTTGCGAAGCGGTTCACGCCGGATATGCTCGCGGAGGCGCTGCTGCCGCTCGTCAGGGGGTTTGAATACACGTCGTTCATCATCGACAAAAACCAGGGCAGGCAGCATACGGTCGGTTCTGACGGTCGTGCGGTGGTGCAGGTGTACGCGGACGCATTCAGCCGGTTTGGGATCATAAGCCGCCGGACCCGCAGCGGGTTCGAATACGGCACGAACGACACGGCATATCGGCGCAACGTGGTTCGTGAGATGCTTTCGGCGGTAGACGGCGGTGTCCCGATGCTCCTGTTTTGCGACCAGGCGACATATGAGACGCAACGCGAGTTCAACCGGTACGTGAAGAAGATCCTCAAGGTGAACGGTGTGGACGAGGTTATTGACGAGCCATCGAACCCACGAACATGCGACTGCATGCAGGCGTTGGAATACCTTTGCGCACACGTGAAGCCGGAGATCGAGACGGGCGATGTGTACCGCCATGATTCGGCGCATGAAGCGACGCTTCCGCCTTGGGTGCAGAAGTTTTTGGACGAAACGGACCCGAACAAGCACAAGCGCGGCTCGATCCATTTGGGTCCTGGTTTAGCAACGTAACCCCTCAACTGAACATCAGTAGGAGACAGACATGGCAGAGACCAAAGAATTGTCAGACATTTGTCAGCAAGTGCTTGCCCGCATTGACAACGAGCGCAAGAACCCGCTGCCCACGCCCCCGAAGGGCACGATCGTCGGCTGGATCGACCGCCCGCAGCGGTACAAGCAGCGCGGCGGCTTGGTGGGCATCGTCACATCGCGCATCGCGCCTGGGCGCGTCAACGTCGAGATTTTCGGCGAGGGGCAGAAGATGGTCCGCAGCGGCGCCGTGTATATCGGGCACCCGGAGTTGATCAACCGTGCGAACACGGTGATGAGCAGCGGCGGGTGCTGGTACTACCTCGAGGTCGAGGACAACCCGAAGTTCAAGCCGCCGAAGAGCGATTACGAATGGCACCTGCAAATGCTTGACAAGCAGGAGGAGCGTGCGCTCGAGGACGAGAAGCTGCGTCAGCAGCAGGAGGAAGAGCGTAAGCTGCTCGAATCGCAGCAAAGGGTGTAACCTATGGATTGGACGGATACCGAGTTCCTGAGACCGTTGGTGTCGGCATGGCTCGGCAAGATCGAAACCGCGTACAAGAACGAGCACCGGAGGCACTTCGTGGACGTCGCCGAGGAGTGCAAGATGTTCTACGCGCGGTCATGCGCTGCGCTGTGGAACTCGAAGTGGTCGTCCAAGTTCCTGAACAACGTCATTGAGCGCCCGCGGTTCCCCATCTCCGTCAACAAGGCATTCGAGCTTGTCGCCGTCATCGGACCGAACGTGCTATGGGACATCCCGTACCGCAAGGTCATGCCGAAGCAGCGATTGGCGATCGATGACGATACGCTCGAACAGCTCATGCGCAACCCGGAAATCGCCCAGGAACTCCAGATTCGCATGCAGTTCGACCAGTACAACGTGGCGACGGCGAACGTCGTCGCCGATCTGTTGGAGAAGTGGTTGAACTACACGTCCAGGGAGATGCCCGGCGGCGGGATGACGCAGCATTCGCAGACGATGGCGATCGACGCCATGCTGACCGGACGCGGTGTGCGGTTCGTCAAGACCTATCAGTACCCAGGATCCGACCGGAGCATCGTCGGATCGTTTCGTGAGGATCCGCTTGATCTGCTGATCGATCCCGATGTCAAGGACATCAACAATGCCAAGTGGATCATGCTCAAGCACCGCGAACCGTACTGGGAGGTCGAGGAGCGGTTTCAGTTGCCGAGCGGTTCGCTCAAGGACAAGGCGAGTTTGGAATCGACCTGGAGCTATTCCGAGAGCGTATTCGGCAACAGCGATTCCACCGCCCAGCCGCGGCTTGAGGAAGAGCGCGACATCGTGGTGTGGTGCGAGATCTGGTCCAAGATGGGACCCGGCTCGAAGATGGTCCGCCACATGGATGCCGGGTTGCGTGATCATCTTGAGCGTGTGGTCGGCGACTACGCCTACATTGCGATTGCAGCGAACGTTCCGTGGCCGTTGAATTGCCCGTCGGATAAGATGCGGCGCGGCATGACGGACGACGAGGTGCGGCAGTGCTTCTCGTGGCCAACGCCGCTTTGGGCTGATGACCGATGGCCATGCGAGGTGTGCGACTTCTACCCGAACCCGGATTCTCCGTACCCTGTGGCTCCGCTCGAGCCGGGCATGGGATATTTGAAGTTCCTGAACCTGATGCTCCCGTTCCTGGCGCAGCGCACATGGTCTGCGAGCCGTGACTTTTGGGCGGTGTTGGGCTCGCACATGGAGCGGTACGAGAAGTACATCAACAACGGCAAGGACCAGTGCGTCATACCGGTTGATCCGACGAGCGATGATGTTCGCAAGGCGATCACCATTCTACAGCAGCCTCCGGTGAACATCGACGCTTGGAAGATCACGGACGTTATGGCCGAATGGTTCGAGCGTGCGACGGGCTTGAGTGCGTTTCAGTACGGCATGAAGGCCGGCGATTCGAACGACCGGTCGGCCACCGAGACGCAGGCTCGTGCGCGTGCTGCCGGCGTTCGGCCGCAATACATGCAGAAGCGCATCGCCGAGACGGAGGGGCGGATAGCAGCGACCGAGGCGTTCCTGAGCAGGTGGTTCATCGACGGCAGGGATGTCGAGCCACTTGGCGGATCGACGTTCCGGTACCTCTGGGAGAAGTTCGTGATGAGCGCCGAGGTGGAGATGGTGGTACGTCAGATGTCCTACACCATTTCCGCCAGCAGTTTGCAGCGTCCCGACCGCGAGCGGGACATGATGATTTGGGACCGGATGATCCAGGTGCTTGGTCCGCAATACTTCCAGTATGCGTTGGCGACCGGCGAGTTCAAGGGTTGGAATACGCTCGTCGAGGCATGGGCTGAGAACCTGGACGCCGCCCGCGACAGGATCGACGGTCTGATGCTCGATCGTCCGGAACCGAGCCCTGAGGCGCAACAGGCTCAGCAGCAGCAGGCGCAGCTTGAGCAGCAGAAGATGCAGATGGAGCTTGCCTCCAAGCAGATGGACTTGCAGGGCAAGCAGCTTGAGGTCCAGGGCAAGCAGGCGGCGATTCAGGGCGAGGTTGCGAAGACGCTGCTGGAGCAGCGGGTTGCTGCGACGGAGGCTGCGGCGGAACAGAGGAAGGCGGAAATCGAAATCGCCAAGGCGAGCGCAGCCTTGGATGCGGCATCGCGCAAGCACGCGATTGACTTACTATCGAAGCAGGCGTCGGCGAAGATCGACATAGCCAAGAAGCTAGTGGGGTGAGACATGGACGAGCAGATCCAAGAGGCGATCGCGTTGTACAAGCAGGCGTTGGAGCAGGGCGACGTGGAGACGGCGCAGAAGATCAAGGCGATGCTTGCGGAGATGGGGATAGACGTGGACGACATCCTTGGCGGCGAGCGTGGTATGGAGATGCCGATGCGTGGCGCGATGGGTCCGATGGCGCAGCGAATCCAATCCATGTTGAGTCCGGGAGAGATGTGATGAAGGACGAACGGTGGATCCAGGAAGCGACCTCGAAGAACAGGGGTGCGTTCAAGCGTCAGGCGGCGCGTCGTGGCATGACGACAGCCGAGTTCATCCGTGTCGTTTTGCGTCCAGGCAGCAGGTTCAATGCGAGGACGAAGCGCAGGGCGAGCCTTGCAAGGACTCTGATGAAGCTGCGAAAGAAGTGATGTGCTGAGGAGAACGGAATGAACCAGGAAATCTACGATGCTGCGATCAAGAACGGGTGCACGCCGCGCATGGCGGAGATGCTTGCCGCGCGCAAGGGTCCTGGTTTGAACACGGACACATCCTGGTGGGCGGGGAACACGCATTTCTCCGAAGAGCATGGCGACGAGTATGCGGAGCGGACTCGGAAGCTCGTCGAGCGGCATGGCGGGCACATGGGTCCGCATGACGATTACATCCCGTGGCTTGCGCGGTTCCCTGGAGATCCGAACGCGGTCATCAGCGGCATGGATGCCAAGTCGGGGATTGCGAGAGCCGCGGAGACGCATCAGGCGGAGATCGTGCGCAGGAAGACGAAGCCGGCGCCGCCGCTTGCGCCCGACCTCGTTGAAGAGAAGGTATCGCAGGTTGCACCGGACCATGACAAGCTGCCTGCGAAGGAGAAGCAGAAACTCAAACAGGAGATTATCGAGAAGCACGCCTATAAACCAGAAGGAGAATAGACATGGCGATTTCAGACCGACTCAATCAAGCCCTGATCAGCGCCCTGTGCGATCACACGCTTGGCAGCGAGATCAAGGGATACCTGGACAACGTTTCCGTGCTCTCCGGCACGGAGGCGGCTTACATCGACGGCATCACCGAGGGCACGGTGACCGCCCAGAAGGCTGTTGTCGTCGATTCGAACAAGGACATCACGGGCTTCCGCAACATCGGGCTGACCGGCGAGGTGAGTTCATCGAGCGGGGCGGGCACCGCGGCGGGTACGGGCGTTGCCGCGACGGAGAAGGGCGACGGGATCATTCACAAGACCGTGTTGACCTTCACGAACGTGGCGGTGCCGCTGACGGACGAGCCGGGTGTTGTGGCTTACGGCGGATTGAAGGTGTACGACTTCCCGGAGGGTGCGATTCGCATCTTCGGCGCCGTGAGCGACGTTGACCTGACCAAGAGTTCGGCGGGGGTGATCGACACGTGGGACGGCGATATGTCTGTCGGGACGGCGACCGCCGGGAACGATGCGACGCTTTCGGGCACCGAGGCGGACATCATCCCGAGCACGGCGACCCCGCAGGCGGTTGCCGGCGCGACGACCGCCAACGCTCAGAGCACAGCGAGCGAGGATACGGTGCACGATGGGACGACCACGGCGAAGGACGTGTACTTCAACCTGTTGGTTGACGACACGGACCATGACGTGACGACCACGCCGTGCAACCTGATCCTGAACGGGACGTTGACCATTTTGTGGGCAAATCTCGGTGACTACTGATGACGATCTACACACCGACCTGGCCTGAATATGACAGGCTGACATCCTTTGTGACGTATCAGGATGCCGTCGAGCGGGTTCTTGTCCAGTTCAGCCGACAGAACACCGGTCGTGACGCGATGCTTGCGAGGCAGGCGGTCGGTGATGCGCTTTTGCGGCTGTCGAGGCACCCGTGGAAGTTCTACCGCAGCATGTACCAGCTCAAGACGGTTGCGGAGTACACGACGGGCACGATAGCCTACACGCACTCGACAAGGACTGTGACGTTGACCGGGGGCACGTGGCCGTCTTCGGCTGCGATGGGTACGGTGTTGATCGACAGCGTACCCTACCCCGTCGCGTCACGGGACAGCGACACGCAGCTTACGCTGCGCGAGGACATGAACCCTGGCGACGACGTTGCATCCGGCACGTCGTACAAGTGGTATCAGGACTGTTACATCCTCCCTCCGGACTTCGAGAGCATGTCCGATCCGCTTGACGCCAAGTACCAGACGGGCGGACCGGACTTGATCCGCGTTGATTCGGAGACGCTTGCATCGCTCGGTCAGATGGTGAGCTACGTCCCGGTGGCGTACCCGCAATACTACACGATCGAGCGCGATCCGAGGTACGGAAAGGTGATTCGTCTGGCGCCGCCTCCGTCGAGCGAGCGCACGTATCTGTTCGTGTACCGACGCCGCCCGCGCCGGCTGAGTGTGGTGTGCGAATCGACGGGCACGATCACGGCGAGCACATCAAGCACGACGGTGACCGGCTCCGGAACGAGTTGGACGAGCTCCTACGTCGGGTGCGTCCTGCGCGCCGGCACGGATTCATCGTCGGAGCCGACCGGTCCGTACGGTGCGATGATCGGCGTGGATCCCAGCGACGTGCAGACGAATCCTGCCGTATTCGAGCGGATCATTACGGGAGTGACGGACGCGACGACATTGACGATCGACGTGGCGCCGGACACTTCGGTGTCTGGCGTGAAGTACACGATCAGCGACCCGATCGACGTGGATTGGACGATTGCCGGCGAGTATTTCAACAGGCTGGTCGAGTACATGATGACGGTTGTGGACATGGATATTTCGCCTGAGCTTCGCTCGATGAAGAAGGCGTTGCAGCGTGAGGCGTTCATTTTGGCTGCGGACCGCGACCGGGTTCAGGATTCGATACCGCGTGCTCCGTACGATTGGGATTGGGCGGATTTCGCTGGCGAGCACAACGTCAGCACGAATGATTATGTGACATGAGCGTAACGGTAACATCGAACTGGGCTGCCGCGTTGGACAAGGTGGCGTCGGAGCTGGAATCGCAGGGGATCGACGGCATCGGTCGTGACGTTCGCGTTCAGCGTTCGCCGTTTGACAGCAGGCAGATTCGACCGGGGTGTTACGTCACGCCGACGGACAGGAAGTATTCGCGTCCGACGAGTTCGCACAGCACGATCGGCTACGGATGTATGATCACGGTGATCCAGGGCGTATCGCGCAGGGGCGGGTCATCGCCAGACCGTTTGACTGGCTGGCAGGAGGTTGTATCGCGATTATTCCACGACAAGCGGCTTCATTCGGACGACTACAGTTCGGACGTATTGTGTCTGCCCTGCAAGGTGGAGGACGAGACGCCGCTTGAGCCGAGCGTTGTGCTTGAGAAATACCCAGAGGCCGAGGTAACTTCTTTGGTAGTAAGGGTTTGGCTTAGAGAGGCGCGAACATAAGGAGACGTGTGATGCCTTTGCGTGAATTTGCGGTCAAGGGCTTGGAGATGAAGGGCGCGACGGTATCGAGTTCTGTCGTGTCGTTCAGTTCGTTCGGATTTTCGAGTTCGAACGTCACGAACGCGGATCAGGCGGTCATTACAGCGAGGACCGCGGGCGTCATGGTATCATGGGACGGGACGGACCCGACGGCGACGTTGGGGCATTTGATCGCCCAGAACGAGTCCATGACGGTGATCGGCAACCAGAAGATTCAGGCGTTGAAGCTCATTCGTGAGGCTGCGGCGGACGCCGATGTCACCATCACGTTGGAGCAGGCGACGTACAGAACATAAGGAGATAGGCTATGCCTTGCAGCGGAAGCCCAGCGGTAGGTGTGTATGGCAAGATGCTGATCGAGCCGGGCACGAGCCCGCACACGTTCGACGCATCAAGCGAGCGGTATGTCATCGTGACCAAGGGGCCTGCCGCGGAGAACATTCAGAAGCATGGTCGGCTGATCGGCGGGCAGGGGATTTCCGGTCTGGTGCGCAAGCTGTCGAGCCGCGTGCGTCAGGGCGGATACTATTGCTACGGGCAATTCACGATCAACCCATCTCCTGGCGATTTCGATACGCTCCTGGATTACCTTGTCGGCGACGAATCGACGGACGTGTGGACGGCGAAGGACTGCCCGAACCCGTTCGGCACCTTGATCTACCGCGACAAGGAGGCGTGGGAGTACAAGGACTGCTACGTTGCCGGCTGGGTTCTTGAGGGCCGCGCGCCCCAGTATCGCGAGCGCGGCGAGCCGGACATTCTGACGCTGACGGTCCACGTGATCGCCAAGGACGAGAACAAGGGCACATCGTGGCCGAGCCCGGAGCCGTCGGTGCCGTCGGGCGGAGAATACTACCCATACACATTCCAGGACCTCGACGACGGGGTGTACGGCGGCGTGACGATTGGCGGTGTCACACGCGAGATTTACGGGTTCCGACTGACGTATGACAACCACCTGAAGGTGAAATACGCCAACTCGCTCACGGCGCAGGCGATTTTCTCGACAGGTCGGACGATCAAGCTGGACGTTTATGCCCCGTGGGACGCGGCGAACGACAACCTCTACGACATGGGGTACACGGGCTCGGCAGCGCAGGTGAAAATGGGCTACCTTGAATCCGGCTTGACGAACCCGCATTATACGCAGTTCGACTTGGCGAATCTGAAGGTTCCGCCCGAGTCCCCGTACATCAAGGACGAGGAGGAGGTGGCGTTCCGGATCAACGGGATCACCTACGGAACGGCATCTGCGGCGGAGTTTACGGTAACGAACGTGGTATCTGTGACATGAGCAAGGACGAACTTGTACTTCGCATTGAATCCTTGGAACTGCAGGTGCAGAAGCTCCTGTTCGCGATGCAATCGTATGTGGGCGAGGAGTTGGATTCCGGGATGCGTGCGGACGAGCCGGACGAGCGGCATCGCGGCGAGCCTGTGCGCGGCGACTTTCGCCCGCGTTTTGTCCAAGGGCGCCCTCCGATCCTTGAGGAACCGGAAGCCGCGGAGGTTCAACCGCAACGTGTTCCCACGTGGCAGCCTACAGAGCCGAAGGAGGCGGTAGCGCCTGAGTTCACCGAGCCGACGCCCCAGCCGCCGCGTGATATGACGACGACGTGGCAGCCGCCGGAGGTCGCGCCGTCCCCTCTCCCGGAGATCAAGGACGAACCGCCCCCTCCGCGGGAGGTTACTACGACATGGCAACCACCGGAAGCCCCTCCGCCACGTCCTGTTCCTGAGCAGGTCGAGGGGCCTCCGCCGCCCCCTCCGCCCGAGACGCCATTCGCGCCAGATCGCACAGAACGCCCCGTAGAGCCGCTTGGCGGCGCAGAGGAAACACCCATCCAACCGCCCGAAACAGCGCCAGCGTGGCGTCCTGAAGCGAGAATCGAGCGTCTTGAGCCTGTCGAGCCCGAGGAATCGCCGCCCGAGGAGGTTGTGTCGCAGCCGTGGGAGCCGCGGAAACCGAGACCGGAGGACATTCGCGGGTGGGAGATGCAGCCGGACATCGTTGACGTTGACGACATATTCGGCGATAAATCGCAGGAGGAGACTGAGGAGAAGGACACGAAGCGTGACAAGGGCTACGAGGATACCCTGCTTGACCATGCGCGGGACGTATCGGACCGATACCGCGACATGCTCGACGAGCTTGGCAAGGTGATTCAGCAGATCGGCGATTCCATGATGGGGCTTCGCGCCCAGATGCAGAACACGTCGGCGCAGATTGAGACAAGCGAAGAAACGATGGCGTAATGTATATCACATACGGCACCTACACATTCGACCTTGGCGAGGCGACGTTCGTTCGGTTCGAGACGCGCATGAAGTACTCGCCGCGCGGTTGCCGTGAATTGGCGGTAAAACGGGTGCGCATCGAGGGCGAGCTGTTGGGGTGTGACGAGTACGAGATCAAGAACAAGATCGCGCAGATGGAGGACGCATTTGCGTACAATGGTCGCGACCTGGTTTTGTGGCACACGAACAACACGCACACCAAGCATGCGTTATGGTCGAACGCGGCGGACACGGTGATTCCGCCGCGTGTGCGGTTTTTGACGTATCCGAGCGGGGCGCCCGAGGAGCACGTGACCAAGCGTGCATTCGTGATCGAGGCGGAGACGGTGTTGTATGCCCCCGACGGCAAGCTGACTGGAGGGGACAACTTTGCGAACAGCAGTTTTGTGTACTGGCAGGAGGAGATCATACGATACGGGACGGGCGATCCGGCGATCGCCGTGCAAGCCACGCAGGATGGCGTTGTATTCCAGACGATCTACCCTGCAACGCCGGTGAAGTTCATCCAGCGAGGGAAGGCTGTCGGGCTTGAGGGGTACTGGCTCATCTACCCGTGGCAGGCGTTGATTCCATATGCGGAGCTTGACCCGACGCAGACGATTTGGAAGCCGGGTTCTGCCAAGCGAGTCGGAAAGAACCTGTTCTACTATCCGTTCGAATGGAGTTTCACGTTTTACAAGACGGGATACGCGGAGGTATTCCCGCGTTCTGTATAAGGAGAGCGAGACATGGCGACGAACCACACCGATCTAGTGACTTGTTCCGCCGGCTTGACCGTCAGCGGCACCCTGACGCTTCCCACGTCATCGACCGATTTTGCGAACGACATCCCGCGCGATGCGATCGCGCAGAAGACGTTGGCGAAGGTGCTGCTTCCGCTTCACTTGTGGAAGAAGCACAACGATCCTGCTGCATCGCTTCCGGCGACATCATCCGGCAGCGATCTTGGACTGTACGGCACGACCTACGGCACGAACACGCCCGAGATCATGACGTACGACGTGAAGGCAGCCGGGGCGCAATCGTTGTACGCCCGCTTCCCGAGCCTGATGATCCCGTACGACTACGACGACGGCGAGACGATCCAGATCGTATCGTTTGCCGGGATGGAGGGTGCCGTTGCGGACACGTCCTGCACGATCGATTTCGAGGCGTACAAGGTCGATGGTCAAGGCGGCGTCACTGGCTCGGACCTGATCACGACGGTTGCGCAGAGCATCAATTCCCTGACGTTTGCCGACAAGACGTTCACGCTTGACGCATCGAACGTCGATCCGGGCGACATTCTCGACATCCGCATGACGGTTGCCGTGAACGACGCGGCAAGCGCGTCGAGCGTTCAGGCGGCGATCGGCAAGGTGTACCTGCAACTGGACATCCGGTAATGGCGTATCCGCGAGTTGACCTTCAGGGCGTTCCTGGGGTGGTCGGCGCCGAGATCAACGTACCCAGAGGCGCCCGTGCTGGCGTTTCGCGCATACGTCTTGCCTACGCCAGCGACATCTCGCCGGCGGCGACGCAGCTTACGGTATCGGACGGGAACGCCAGCATCTCGTTTGATGATGTCATCCCGGACCTTCGCACGGTGAAGCATGAGCGCAACGTCTTCCGGCACGGGAAGGCGATGCGCAGCGAGCCACAATGGACGCTGCTTGTCCATGATCGCAGGAAGCGTTGGGAGAACGTCGAGGTCTACGCCAACGTGAACGAGCGATGGCGTGACTGCACGATCCGCACGGGGTCGAAGAAGGAGCCGGATGTCGTCCTGAAGGACATCATGAACGTTCTGGGCGAGCAGAACGTCACGGTCAGCTCTCCGCCGACGGGCATTTATCCTCAGTTCAAGTACGAGGCGAAGCCTGGCGTTGATGCCATCAGCGAGGCGTGCAAAGCCTACGCGATGGACATCTGCTACGAGTCCGGCAGCAAGTTCACCATCCATGCGTTGGGCACCGGATCGCCGCCGCCGGCTGGTCCGTATCGGTATCTCCAGGACAAGACGTGCTCGACCGAGCGCGGACCGAAGATCATCTACGTCACATGCGCGCCGACGCTGTTCCAATCGTATCTGTACCTCGAAGCGGTCGGCATGGACACGGACGGCGAGTGGAAGCGCATCGACGATCTTTCGTACAAGCCGTCGGACGGATGGGAGATGGAATGGCCGACGCTCATGTCCGGCGTGGACATACGCTACAGGGATCTTGCCCTGCGTACGGTGTTCCGGTGCTACCGTGTCATGCTCCAATCGATCCCGCTGTACGATGGCGAGATCGGCACGATCTTCCAGATCGAGTTGGACGACGTACTTGTCGAGATGAGGGGCACGGACGAGGAGAAGTACGAGATTCCGGCATTCATCGAGGGCAGTTTTTGGCCGCATTCCGATCACCCGGTCAACTCAGGCGCCGGATACCGCTACAACGGTCCTTTCGAGATCGACAAGGAGAACCGGATGGTGATCTTCGATCATCCGGTATTCAAGCTGTATTCTTCAACGTGCGTCGGGCAGGCGAACATCATGCTTGCGACGAGCTACCGGCTGCGCGATTGGCAGAACATGCTGTATGTCCGCAAGCAGTTCTCCATCGAGCGGTCGGACGGGAGCGGCGTTGAGGACATTTCCAGGGATGAGTTATGGGAGACGCGGGTCAACCCGTACAGCGACGGCAAGCTCGATCCGAACCAGGTCGTGAGCAACGAGTCTGTCATTCAGCAGGAGGCGCAGACCTACCTGAACATCCACAAGCAGAAGTGGGACGGCGCCAAGGACCAGAAGGACGTGGTGTACTCGGGGATCAACAGCAGCGTTTCCTGCAACGGCGTGATCGAGAAGGTGAGCTATCGCGTGGGGTATGGGCTGACATCGCAGACGCGAGCGAGCATGAATTGCAAGCACTTGCCGGGGTGACGCATGACGATACAGCACGGACCGGACCAATCGCCGCATCGCAGGCAGCGGTGGATTGAGATCGAGAACGTAGGGTCTTCGGACATCCCGCCGCACGGCGTCGTCGAGGTGGTGGACCACTACCGCCCTGAGAAGGATTCCACCGAGACGCCGGGCGGCGGTCCTACGGTCGTGAAGGTTCAGCGCCCGACCAAGGACGAGCCGTGCCCGCTGCTGATAAACGGTCCGTGCACGGTCAAGGTCGGCAAGCGTTCGAGGATCGGCACGAACGACTACCCGGCTTTGGCGTTGTTGGGCGAGTCGCCGGACTGCACCGGTCAGACGTTCGGGGCGAAGAAGGACTCGTATCAGCTGTGGAAGGGCTTGTGCGGGTTCCTTGTCTGGGGCGACTATGACGGCGAGAAGGCGCAGGTCGTCCGGTGGGACGATTGCGGCGATCTTGTCCCCGTCCGCGCGTTGGACTGCATCCTTCCAGGCACCATTTCGACGGTCCGGCGCATGCGGTACAAGTCGAATGGGTCTTATGAGGACACGGGCGAGGATGTCCAGGTAATCGACGTTTACTGCTACATCTTCGCGATCAAGGACGAGATATTCTGGGTGAAGCGTCAGACGTGCGACTGCGACACGTCATCATACTACACGCCGGTCTACCCGTACGGGAACATCCGCGAGGTTCGGGTCTACAACAAGATCGAGGCGGGCGCAACGGGGTATGCGACGGTGCTTGGTCCGTCGTCGATTCCGAGTTGCGTATTCGAGCCGACGAGCTGCACGATCCAGATCGTCAATCACACGAAGCGTCCGCTTGCGTGCGACACATACGAGGACGTGAAGGCGTTCCTCATGCCCGCCATGTGCTGCTGGGAGGTTCCGAGCGCCCCGCGTCCGAACATGGCGATTGCGACGCTTTCCTCCGATATGTGCACTGGCGGGAGCGCATCGCTTTCCAATGTGCAGTACAAGGACATCACGCAATGGCCCGTGACGCCGACATCGGCGACCAACCCGTTCAACCTCGTCGCCAAGAAGGGCGACAACGTGCTGATCGGATTCGACGCATCCGCCTGCGAGTGGTACGTGATCCAGGTCCAACACTGCATTGCCGAGCGCATCATGTCGGACGTTCGCCGAAACGGATGCTCGATCGAGCGGCAGGTGTACGAGAAGGTCGCGATCCAGGCTTGCGACTGCAACCCGACATGGCAATCGGCGATCACGCTTTACACGCAGCAGTTCATCTCGGACATCGCGGTAGACTGCGGCACGGGCGGAACTGGCTCGACGTGCGAGGTGAAGGCGCGCAAGAAGCAATGCTGCATCTTCGACGATACATGCACGGATCTTGGATGGAGCACGATCCTGTCTGGGACGACCGAAACATTCATGACGGACGTGTACCAGCAGGGCACGGACGTATGGGGCGACTTCATGGACGTGTGCGTATTGTGCGTATACGGCACATCGAGCAGCATCGTCCTTGAGGGAACGGATTGTGAAACGGGTACTGGGACTTAATCATGCCAAGCGAACGGTGGTTGAAGCGTCGGGCGGAGCGGGCGGCGCAGCAGCGCGTCTACACCCAGCCCGTGCAGTGGCGATCTTCACGCGAGATTGATTACAAGTGCATCTACCGAAGTTCCACCCCGCTGACGAAAGAGCAGAAGCAGGAGATATTCATGGGCTGCAAGGGATGCGGTCCAGAAATCTTCTGGTGCTCGAACCCGGAACTCAAGATCGACGGGGAAGACGCACTCTGTTCCGTCTACACACCGTCGAAGTATGAGGAGGTCCACCTGTGCCGGCGGTGCGAGAAGCGGGACACCGGTGAGCCAAAACCGCCGTTTTCACTCATCCAGAAAACACCGATCGGCAAGAACTACCACATATCAGGATGGCCTTATGCGTACGCTTCCTTGAAGCGCCTGTCGAAGCCGGGCGGGATCATTCTGGACGATTTCATCGAGCAGAACTGGTCGTATCGCAAGGATCCGATTGTCTACGACGAGCCGTGGGTTGGCATATTCCACCATCCGCCGGACCCGCCGGAGTTCAGCCATCCGCGCGAGTGGCTGAAGCTCATATTCGAGAAGGATATATGGCAGGAAGCGCGGAAGCATCTGCGTCTTGCGATTGCTCTGTCAGACTATTTGGCATCGTGGCTTCGCACGAAACTCCCGTGTCCTGTCGTGAGCATCAAGCATCCGTGCGAGATCCCGGCAAACGGATGGAGACCGGACAAATGGCGCAGCGGTGACAACCGGATGATCGTTTGCGTCGGGGTGTACCTGCGCAATACGCGGGTTCTGCACCAAGCCGACATCGGACCTGACATAGCGAAGTTGCGTTTGCTCCCTCGCAAGCCGCACGTCTTCGAGTGGGACAGCAAGGTTCGCAACTACTGGGAGGCGAACGGCAGGCATGAGGTGTCGTCGGTTGCGACGATCGGGTACGTTGACAACAGCACGTACGAAGCGCTGTTGTGCGAGAACGTAATCATAACGGAGTTGTTCGACGCGAGCGCGAACAACGTCGTGATCGATTGCATAGCGAGGAACACGCCGCTTTTGGTGAATCGCCATCCTGCGGTCGTGGACTATCTTGGACCGGATTATCCGCTATACTTCAACGAGCCTGGCGAGATCGACGGACTTTTGCGTACGAAGGTGCTCGACGCGCACGAGTATTTGCGTTCGATGGACAAGCGATGGATGGACGGCGACCGGTTTGCTTTATCGGTTGCCGAGGCGATCAGGAGCCATATCTGATGAACTTTTGCAGGCGGCCGTTTTTCACATTGCAGCTAAACAACAAAGGCGATGCCAGGACGTGTTGCGGCGCCTGGATCAGCAGAAAGATCGGCGACTGGCGCAGGCAGACGCTTGACGAGATATGGACGGGCAAGGCTGCCCAGGAGGTGCGTCAGAGCATCGTGGACGGCAGGTTCACATGGTGCAATCGCGAGTGGTGCGAGGTTCTTCAGAACCCAAACCATGCGTTGCGCAACACCGATGGATTCGAGGCGAATGTAGTCAATCCTCCGCTGACGCGAATATCGTTGAACATCGAGGGCGCATGCAATCTCGCCTGTCCATTTTGCAGGCATTCATTCATGAAGGGGCAGCCGATCCCAGACGATCACCCCATGATGCGTCTGTCGCGCGAGGTGGTTGAGAGGTTCAACACGACAAACGGGGTCACGATTGTGCTGGTTGGAGCAGGCGAGCCGATGATGCAGAGGACATCGGCTTACATACTGAACAGCATCAAAAGGACGGACGCGAACGGCAACAACAGGATCCACCTCGTTACGAACGGTACGCTGCTTGCAAGGAGGTGGCCGAAGTTCGTGAACGCGAGGGAGTTCAGGCGCGTATGCACGATTGCGACAGATGCCGGGACAAAGGAGACGTACGAGATCAATCGCCGCGGTGGGAAGTGGCACGATTTGATGCAGGGCATCTCTTTTGCGGTGTCCGAGTTTGATCACGTTTCACTGACGTACATCGTCCAGGCGAACAATTACAAGGAAGCACCTCGTCTTGTTCGCATCGCCGAGGATTTTGGTTGCGACGCGGTTCAATTTTGCAAGCTGATCAATCGCGGGACATTCACGGACCAGGAGTACAGGAAGCGTGCCGTCCATTTCAAGGATCATCCAGAGCACGAAGAGTTCCTTGCAGTGTTTCGGGATCTGAAGTCATACAGCGTGCGTGTTGACTTGCGCAATCTCACGGGAACAGTAAAGGGGTGTTCAGCATGACCCCGCTATGGATAGCCGGAACACCGCGCACATGCTCGCAGGTCTTGTGCGACATGCTGAACCAGACAGGCATGTTCGACCCGATATTCAGCGAGTGGTACAACAGCAACGAGTTCGACGAGTTTCCGAAGACGCCACCGAAGTTCTGCAAGATATTCCCGAACCAGTACAAGGAGCATTTCGGGCACGACAGGTTCGACATCATCGAAGAGCAGCTTCCCGGCATTCGATGGGTCTACCTGACAAGACGTGACAAGATCGCGCAGACAGCAAGCGTTGTGATCGCCAACAACTCAGGGGTTTGGAATTGCGGGGATTCCAACGAGAAGCAGAAGGAGAAGTACAAGGCATTTGCAGGCGAAGTGAGCGACAAGGAGCTGATCGGCAACTACCGATGGCTCGTATCCATGGACGCGACGCTGGACAAGTTCTTCCGCACGCGCAGCCACCTTCGACTGGTGTGCGAGGACATCAAGCGCGACCCCGCCAGCGCCGCAAGGACCATTTTGGGCTACATCGGCAGCGACGGCGAGTTCAACATCAAACCGCGTTTGGCGGTGCTTGAGAACCCGATGCGTGAAGAGCTGATGCGGCGGCTGCGCAAACTGATAAGGAGGATGCGTTAATGGACAGGTTCAAGCGATACCTCGAAGTTGCAGACCAGATGCACGGGTGGTTCGACGTAGGGTGCGTCAAGATGTTCGACGCGATCGACAAGGCGCAGCGGTCGCTCGGTGTGCGCGGCAACATCGGCGAGATCGGGATTTACACCGGCAGGAGCTTCATTCCGCTGTGCCTCCTGGCGCAGGATGGCGAGCGGGCGGTCGGGATCGACTGTTTCAGCAGGCAGGAGCTGAACCTATCCGGCTCCGGTTTCACGCCTGGGATGAACGACCGGAAGATATTCGAGCGGCACGCACGCAGCGTCCTTGACGACATGGATGGCATCGTGGTCATCGAGGGCAACGCCTACAAGATGGAATCCAGGGACTACGTGAACGCCGGCGGCGGTCCGTTCCGCATCTGGCACATTGACGGCGGGCACGATTGGCTTGAGACGAACCACGATCTGAACGCATGTTTCGGGTGCCTCGTCGGAAAGGGCGTGGTGATCGTAGACGATGTGTTCAACAAGGAGTGGCCGGAGGTGGCTCGGGCGATGTATGCGTTTGTCGGCGACGGTGCCCGCGTTTCTCCGCTTGCGTACGGGTACGGGAAGGCTGTTCTGTGCTTCCGCAACGACCATGAGGTTCTTCGCAGCGCTTTGGCACGCGACGGACGGCATTCCGGCTTTGCCAAGTGCTGCGGTGTGAAAGCGCTGTTGTATCAATGAGCGTTTATTTTTGGAACGGGAAGCTGCTGTTTCGGAATGGCAAGCTGGCGAAGGGACCGGCGTGCTGCTGTACAGCCTGCGACCCGTTGGATTACGGTTTGTACCCGACTGGTCACGGCTTGACGGTTGTTGGCGACACGGAGCTGCATTGGCAATCCGTATGTGACACATGGTGTTTATGCCCGGCAGGCAGTTGGCAGCCATGCCGCATTTGGAACGACTGCGGCGTTGCGAAGTGGCTTGCCCCGGACTACAACTGCGACGCTTTGCATCCTGCGCAGGATTTCACGGCGAAGCTGGATTTCACGGTTCCGGACCCGCCGAGCACGATGTGGACGTTCACGGGCAGGGTTTTGGCGGACAATGCGATCTTGTGGGTGAAGCTGAACGGCACGGATTTGGGCGTGAACTGCGAGCCGCCGAACACATTGACGGACGCGCAGAAGTGCTTCACGTGCTGGTCGGAGTTCCTGATCGGCCCGTCGAACGCGATGGTTCAGGGTGCGAACACGCTGGAGATCCAGATGCGCAACTACCCATATCCGGGTACATCGGACCCGAGCCCGATGGGTTACGCCGTATTCTTCGAGTGCGGCGACACTCGCGGGCAATCGCGATGCGATCTCCCGTCGAGCAGCACATGCGACGCATGATTGGCGACATGCGTCATGGCTTGGTAGAATGGAATCATTGGATACAAGGAGCTGATCATGGCCAAAAAGAAGGATAACAAGTCGATCGTTGCTCGCAGCCGCCGCATCTACGGCGGGCTGTATCCGGGCGGCGTGAGCAGGGTGAGGGCACCTAGCACAGCGCCGCGCACAAGCGCGGCTGACATGTTCAAGTATTCATGGCAGGAGTTGAAGCGCGGCCTTGGTGGCATCCTGAAAGATTTCATTTCAGCTCCAAAAACTCCAGTTCCCAAAACTCCAGTGCGTGGAAAAACTGCTAGCGCGATCAGGGCAGGGATGGCGCCGGTATCCGTTGATGGCCAAACGTACTACCGGCAGCGATTGCAGCCGACGTACGGCGCGACAACCAGCGCGAACAAGTTTTTCTCACGCCAGACGACGCCTGTCGGTGCAGGCAGGATGTCAAGCGGCATGACGACCGGCGGCGCGTTCGGTACTCCGCTGATGGTCGGCAGCAACCTGGCTGTCCCGCCTGCGAAGCCGAAGCAGCAGATGTTGCCTGCCACAGAGAGGTATGCCCGCGCGAAAGATTGGTCGGCGAGGGAGTTCGCTGGCGAGCCGGCTTACGTCAAAGGCCCCGACATCTCGATTGTCCCTGCGACGAGCGGAGAGCTTGTAGGCGGCGTGGCACCGCAGGACAACCGGAAGGCACTGATCCGCATCGACTGGCGCGGTGTCGAGCCGAAGGCTGGGCATCGAGCGCAGATGGAGGCGTCCAGGCGTTCTGCGCTTCAGCGTTTGCGCGAGAACCCCAAGTTCGTAGAGCATGAGGCGCGCCAGCAGGAGGCGAGGTCTGCCGAGGCGCGGGCGGCGGCGTTGACCAGGATGCGTGAGCAGCGAGCCGCGCGTGACGCCGCGAGACGGGCAGCGGCGCAAGAGCAGTGGATGCTCGGCATGGCTTCGAGGAACCCTTCGATTGCCTCGTTGATCCGGCAGAGGCTTCAAGCGGGCGGTCAGGTTGCCGCCGCGCAGGAGAAAGCCAAGACATTGGAGCGCATCGAGCAGATGAGGCAGGAAGGCGAGGCGGCAAGGCAGCGGGATCTGTTGGACTTCTACCGCGAGCAGGGGACTACGGATCCGGAGCAGAAGATTGCGATGCAATCCGCGGCGACGAGCATTTACGAGCGAGCCATTGCGAGCGGTGCCACTCCGTACCAAGCAAACATGGCAGCGAGAGAGTTTTATCCTGAGTTCGTCGCGCCTGCGAGCCCGGAGGAGCTTGCGAGAGAGGAGCCAGCCCCATCGCTATTGGATAGGATAAGGAAACCTGAGTTTTGGATTGACGCATCCTACGCCCCGCTCACACCGCTATTTTCTAGGTTAGAACGATGGCGATCTTCGAGAACTCGCAGGCGTGAGCCGGTGACATCCGGTGCTCCATCCACACCATCAACCATCGGGAGGTGATGCATGCCTCTCGCGCTAGACATATCCCCAAAGCCGCCGCCGCTTGAATCCATCATTCCGACATTGCGCGATCCATTCCAGCTGCGACGCAGGGCTGATGAAACACGCTTCTATCCCGAGCAGGAGGAATCCGTCCTGCGCACGCTCGGGCGCGGCTCGCTCGGCGCCATTGCAGGGCTTGGCAACCTGCTCGACGTTCCGGGCTCAATGGTGCGTGACATCGTTTCGACGATCGCAGGCAAGCCGGAGAACCCGTTCGATCAGCTTCTCCCGTGGAACTGGTTCACCGACGAGGGCAGAATATCCGACCGCGAATTTGCGAGGCGGCTTGGCATCGTCGGCAGAAACAAGCCCGGTCTTGATGTCGGGGACGTAGGCGCCTTCGTAGTCGGCAGGCTGTTTGACCCGCTCACATACATGACGCTTGGCGGGTCTGCGTTGACAAGCGGCGGGCGTGCTGCACGGGCTGCCGGGCTCTTAGAGGATGTTGGGCGTGTCTCAGGCTTTGGCAAGCGCCTCGGTCGCATGGTGCTGACGCCGAAGGCGTTGATCGAAGCGCCTGGGCTCAGTGCGGCAGAAAAGGCGACGCGGCTTTCGAAGTTCATGACCGCCGGCGGGACGGAGGAGATGCTTGGCAAGCCGCTCGGCGGGCTGATCGGCATCGGGCTTCCGTTCAAGGCGCCGGCTTTCGTGGTCGGCAGGGCGGAAAGCCCCGTGTCCCGTGCCGTTGCATCTGCAATGGACTGGACAGGCGAGGCGATCGCCGGGACTGCGCCGGTGCGGTACGCACGCGCCCTGTTCAGCCCGAAGATGCTCGGCGGTGTCGTATCTCGCACGGCGCAGAAGCTTGCGCCGAAGCTGACGCGGGGAATCGAGGAGGGCAAGGCGCAAGCCCTGTATGACTTCTCGGCGGTGATTGAGGATCCGGACGTTGCCAGGTATTTCGACTTCGGCACGGTTCGGCGCGAGATGTTCCCGACGCTGAAGGGCGATGATGCCATAAAGGCTGTTGGTCGCGTGCTGAACGAGCGAGGCTTGAAGGCGTTGCGGTACGTCGAGGGCGTTTCTGATGACATACCGTTGCCTGGCGATCCTGCGATTGCGAACAAGGTGCGCAAAGCGCTCGACATCGGGCGCAAGCTCAACAGGGCAGAGAATCTGCTGGAGCGACAAGTCGGGCTTGACAGCAAATGGCTCGACGACATCTTCGTTGAACACTGGTCGCGTCAGCGGTTCCGGTTCCCAGGCGCTCCCAAGGGTCCAGGCGGCCGCGGCGGCCGGCTGTTCCCGATGAGCCACGGGTTTCAGAAGCCGCGCCTTGACTTCATGCGCAACATCCCAGGCGGGACGGCGACGTTGCAGGAGATGTCCCTGGACCCGCGGATCAGCGGTTATGCATACCGCAAGGCGGCCGGCATCGACCCGCTGGCAGAGTTGGACGATGCGGCAGAGGCGATCCTGAAGAACCCATCCCGTCTTGGCGCACCGAAGCTGGAGAAGGAGGAGCTGGACGATCTTGTGCGGTACGTCAAGGAGCGGTACGGACCGCAACTCCAGAAGGAAGTCGGGATCCGCGGCGAGACGGTCGGGGTGAGCGATGAGAACATCCGCAAGCTGACGCAGTACATCGCGATGCTGGATCCCAGGCACGCTTTGTACGAGATCCCGATGTTCGAGCGCAACCCGTTCGCCGTGCTCCAGGCGCGTATCAGCTACGGTCGGCAGGCGGCTGAGACGTTCAAGGCGGCGCAGCGGCTGATGGCAGAGACGGCGGTGCATAGCGACGAGGCGGCGCCTGGCGCATCGCGGTCCGTGCTCGAGGGCTTGCAGGAAATGCTCCGCAAGCAGCGTCCGGACGAGATCCCCGAGCAGGCGAAGATCGCCATGATCGAGCGGTTGAAGGAGACGCCGCGCACACGGGAGCTTGTCGAGCGCGTGGAGCAGGAGGTTGCGAGGGACATCGAGCCGTTGCGTAGGCGTGCGGCTGTCGAGGCGACCATCAAAGCGGAGGATATGGCGTCGAAGTTCGGCGAGAAGGCGGCGAAATACTACGAGGGGATCGACAAGGCGATGCGTCCGCTGCAAGAGCAGCAGGCGTTGCTGAAGGCGTACAGTGCGCTTGACCAGGTTCGGCAGGCGGCGGGCGACGTTGCTGGAGGCGTTGTCCCTGTCGAGCAGGGCTTGCGCGACATGAAGGCGCTCGCCGAAGTGCTGGATCCGCTGCGTGAGATGTTCGCCGAAAGACCGGCGGTTGCAAACATGGTGGAGAGGGTCAAATCGCTGGTGGACAACATCGCGGACAGGGTGACCGACAAGAGCGGTGCCGTCGATCTAGTGAAGGCGGAAGAAGCGATGGGGCTCTTGCAGAAGGCCATCTCGCGAGTATCAGGCGAGATCCGCAAGACGCTCCGCGCGACGAAGCATGACAAGAGCATCTACGCCGCTGTCGAACAGGCGGAGAAGCTGCTGGGAAAGACGGCGGCAGACGCAGTGAAAACGGCGGAACGCGGTGTTTCGCGGTTCGGCGCAGAGCTGCCGGAGTCGTTCGTTGATGATGTCGTCGCAGATGCGGGGCAGTCGTTGGCTGGGATACGCAGAGCGCTTGGGGAAGCCGAGCTCGAGAACATCGACCTGGCATCTGTCAGGCAGTCGGTCAAGGACGCCATCGACAAGATCACGGGGCGTGTCGGCGAGACGCTGAAATCATCCGCAGCCAGCGCGGTTCCAGAGCCGGACATCACCGGCGCGGTGCTGTCCCGCATCTATGTGCCCCAGGACCTCGTTGAAGACGCGACCCGCGTGGTGAACAAGATGATCACCCCCGAGGCGATCGAGGGGTTCAGGGGGTTCCTGAAGCGGTTCCTGGCACATTGGAAGTCGTCGGTGACGCTCCCGTGGCCTGCGTTCCACTCGCGCAACCTCGTCAGCGCGTTGACCCGCAACTGGATGGCAGATGCGTTTGATCCAGAATCCTTGGCGCAGGCGTGGGCTCTGTACCGCGGCAAGGTTCCAAAGGGGCTTACCGACATTCCGATGTTCAAGGGCATGACGGACAAGGAAGCCGCCATTGAATTGAAGAAGTTGGCGTTTTCTCACGGTCTTGTGGATCCTGCCCAGGGCATGCATTTCACGGAGGAGACGACGCGGCGGATCGTCGGGTTGCCGGGCGACATGCCGTTTTTCCAGGGCGCGCCGCCGTGGACAACGCGGCTTGAACGCATGAATCCGTTGCGGATTGAAACGTTCGCACCCTACCGGATCGGCGGAGATATTGCGAGAGGCATCGAATCGACAGTCCGGTTGCAGCCGTTCATCAACCTGCTGAAGAAGGGTTGGAGTCCAGAAGAGGCGGCTCGCAGGGTGAAGATGCTTCAGATCGACTACACTGCTAGGGCATTGGCGGACCCGACGCTTGAGCTTGTCTACCCGTTCGTCAAGTTCATGCGTGGTGTCGTGCCGTTCGTCGCCGAGGAGCTGACGACGAGACCTGGCGGGAAGATGGCGCAGATGATTCGTGCCATCGGGCAGGCGCATCAGGCGGAGCCGATCACGCCGCAGTACGTCGCGGAGACATCGAGCATCCCGGTTGCCGGCACGCCGCTTGAGATGCTGATCGGCAAGCCGCCTGCTGGCACAACGCGGTATCTGGCGGGTGCTGGGTTGATGTTCGAGGATCCGCTGTCGTTCCTGTCTGGTCCGAAGTCGGCAGGGCTTGAGCTTCTTAGCCGCATGAACCCGCTGATCAAGGCGCCGCTGGAATATCTGACGGGGCAATCGTTCTTCCAGCGCGGCGTTGCCGGCGGGCGACCGCTTGAGGATCTGGACCCTGTGATTGGCAGGACGATTGCGAACATCCGGGACATTGCCAGCGGCGGGAAGACCATCTACGCCGAGCCGGCGTTTGGTTCGCGCCTGTTCGAGACGGTCATTTCAAACGCCCCGCTTACGACCCGCTTGGCGACGACCGCGCGCACGCTGAGCGATCCGCGTAAGTCGTTGGCTGCCAAGGCGTTGCAGCTCCTTACTGGGTTCAGGATGATCGACGTATCCGAGGCAGCCAAGGACGCGATGATCCAGGAGCTTATCAGCGAGGAGCGCAAGCGGCTTGGCGGTCGCACGTTTACGAAGACGTACATCCCGGAGAGCCTGCTAGGTCGGATGACGCCTCAGCAGATGCTTGAGGCTGAGCGGCTTCGGATGCTTGAGAAGCTGTTGTATCAGCGGAAGAAGGCGAGGATGCAATAGCAGCCTGCGTTCACCGTGCTTCTTTCCTGTTGATCACCACCTTGAATGTCCGCCCGTCGGCTGGGAACGTGTCGAGCTTGCCGCCGGCGGTCTCGGTGACGAACCACGCGAAATAGGTTCCCGCGGTATCCACATCGGCATCTTGGAATGCGTACTGCACCTTGCCGTTTGCCGCGTCCGTCACGGTCACATTGCTGCTGGTGAGCGAGATCTTGGTTATCCCGTCTACCGATACCATGCAGAACTTGACGGTCAGCCCGGTCAGATCGACGGCGGACAGATCCCCGTTCACATCCTTCTGCTTGAGCTGTGCCGCGAGCGGCGTTCGCGTATCGCCTTGGGTCATCGTGTGCACGGTCATTCAAGGCCCTCCAAGACATAGATTTCGGTGCTGGCACCCTCGATACCGTACAGTTCGGTGCTCGCACCGGCAAGCGAATAGATTTCCTGGCTCTGCCCGACGAGCGAATGGTAGACGACGACCTGGAACGTGGAGATGTCCGGTGCCGGGATCGCAGCGGTCACAACCGTGACGTTGGGCACAACGGCGACGACGGCGGTAGCGGAAGGGAACGACGCTGTAGCGCTGACCGCGGTTACTGGCACGATCAGCCCGCCGCCGATGAGGATGACCGGCTGGACGAGGCTTGCTGTCGCTGCAAGCGTCGCTGGCAGGACGATGACCTGCGACACCGCACCTGGGATGGATGCCGTCGCATCGACCGTACTTGGCTGCATCGCAAGCGTGAGCCCCGGCGCCTGGATGGACGCCACGGCAGCTACTACGCTCGGCGCCGGCGTCACGGCGGCGATGGCACCTGGAATCGAAGCGGCGCCAGACAGCACAGAAGCGCCGAACGTGACGGTCGCCGTCGGGGACGGGATGCCAGCGGCAGCGGCGATGGTCGCAGGTGCGGCGATGACAGATTCGACGGGTGCAGGTTGCGAGGCAACCGCCGTCAACACGCTCGGCAGAGACACGACAGCAGCGGCCGGCGCAGGGATGGACGCCGCAGCGACCAGATTGCCGCTCGTGTCAATCGTCGTCGTGCTGTCCAGTACGATCGCCATCGGCTACGAGATGTTGATGATTTCGCCACTTGACCATTGGATTGTAAACGTGTTCCCCGTCACGGTCTGCGCGCCTCCGAAGTCGATCGAGATCATCAGGGCGTCGCTCAGGTGCGTATCGTCGTACAGCACCGTGTGATACGCCGTGAACGTAGCGCTTGTCCAGGACACGTCATTCGCGCCGAACACGCCTTTGTTGTTCACGTCGTCGATCGTGACCGACTGCCCGGTGAGTGCCTGCCCGCCGGCGGTATAACCGGTTCCAGTGATCTCGTTGGCAGAGACATCCGCCCACACGTCGTTTGTGGCATCGAATGCGTGCGTGTTGTTCATGAGGGCGCACTTGATCGTATCTGACGCAAGGTTGTACTCGGCGTCGAGGATGTGCGCCTTGAAGTAGTTGTACATTCCAGAAGCCATGTCAGCTCTCCTTATCGTTGGGGGCAGTCTTGGCGTTGACGCGCAGGGTCGGGACCTTGATCGTCACGCCGCGTCTGCCGTCGGGGTATTCCGTGGTTGTGATCGTGAGCTTGATCGGTACGGTGGTGATTTTTCCGCCTCGGTTAACGGTGACCGATCCCATCTGTTGTTTCGTCGTAACCTTTGGTTCGTTCACAACACGATCTCCAGTGTTCGCTTCTTCTGGACGGGCAGCCCAGGGATGCTTGCAGTTGCAGTCTGTGTGGCTGCGTTGTAAGTCACGCCCGCCGCTACCGGCCACCATCGCCGGCGGCGGTTGAGAAATTCGTAGCGACCGGATAGGCTGTCCTCGTAAAGCCAGCGGATTTCAGCAGACGCTAAAGCGCGGTCATACACAATCACATCAGCTAGCCTCCCGGCAAACGGATATTGAGTCCCTGCGCGCGCCCCAAGAATCGTCCCCGCTAGTATATCCCATCCGGTTCCACCTGTATCTGTCCTCGATATTCCATCAATCCATACCTCGCGCACGCCGTTTGTGCTGTCAAGCACAGCCGCGATATGAGCCCATTCACCATCCGTCAATATGTTTCCGATGTCAGTGCGCCAATCGGAATTTAATCCAGTGGTTGCGCGAACGACTACCTCGCCATTTCCGCCGGTATGCGTACCGACAGAGAACCCAACTACGTCTGAGGTAAAGATGATAGAATACGCTTGCCAAGCAATCGGATTGGCCCAAACACTTACGGTAACTGGGTAGGTTGTAGAGATGTGCGAGTCGTCCACAAGGACATAATCATTCACACCATCAAAATCCAGCGCAATCCCACGATCCGTCTGCACCCAATCCGTCCTTGGGTCCATATTCGTCAGCGTGCCATGATTCCTTAATAGCGTTAGGTCATACAGCTTCATCCCACCTGAAAGGCTCGGCAGCGGCAGCCAAAACCCAACGAGCCCTCGCGCAAGCTGGTGTCCATAGTTGATCGGGTTGCCGAGATCAACATCTGCGAGGCTGTCGCTGGTCAGGATCATCAGTAGCTCTGCCCGTATCTGAGTGTGTAACGAGTCGTGACCGTGATGGAATCCGTGGCGTTGTTGTTCTTGTGCTGGAGCCGGGCGTAGCGGTATTTCGGCGTTCCGCAGGCGGCTGGCTGTGAGCGAGTCAGGTCCGCCCCTGCCGTTGTGTCGGCGTAGGCAAAGACGGGATCACCTTCGCCGCTGTCAGGCCAGTTCGTGTTGTCGGGCGAGTATTGGATGATCGCCTCGTAATCCTGCCCGTCGGTCGTGCCAGCGTTGGTCAGCGCGAAGTCCACGATCAGCTCGCCAAGCAGGCTGCTTGTGGCGTCTTGCAGGTCTACGCTCGAGCCGTTGACCCAAGATCCGCCGTTGGCGACTGATAACGCATTGTCGAGCGTCGTGAGTGTAGCAGGCGATTTGATGCCATAGTCCGTAGCCATCAGATGAATCTCCTAACATGCTGGACCTGCCAGACCTGGACGACGCCGAGCCCGAGTTCCTGAGCGCGGCTGACCGATTCTGTACCTAGCGAGTACAGATCATCCTTCTCGGTTGACGTGATGACGCCGCCGGACACGAGCGCGTCCACCATTTGCTGCCGGTCAGGCAGGTTCAGATCAAGTTGCGTTCCATCCCGCTCAATCAGTCGCAGCGCCGCCTTGGCGACGCCGCGTACTGCCGGGCTTGCGTGGTTAGCCGCCGCATCCTCGATACGTTCGTATCGTGACGGTGTTGCGGATGCGTCATCTGCGCCGCCGCCCGCCCAAGCAAGCAGTTCCGCCGACGAGATCGGAACGATGCGAGTGCGATAGACCGTGTTCAGGTCCGCCGCCACTTCCGCATCGCTCATTGAGGCGTAACCGCGTCCAAGCGGGTCATTTTTCAGTTCGTCCTGCAATGCTTTCATCGCCCGCTCCTTACAATATCGTTGACAGCCCACCCAGTGAGCCCGAGCACTTCGATCACCTCGTTTTTCGTGACGCGCTGTTCCTTGCCGAGCTCGATCGCCCATTCGATCAGCTCGTCAGGTGCGATGCCGCCTGCATGCGCACCGGCGATGACGGCGTTCGAGACGACCCGATAAACGTCGGCGATGCGTTTTGGTCGCGAAAGCGGAGACACGTCAGACTCCATCCTGTGGCGCGGCTCCCTGGCACACATGACATCTGGCGATGTCGAGTTCGACCTTGCGCACGCGGTCGAACAGCTCGTTGTGCACGCGGGTGGAATCATCCTTCCGTTTGGCGTTCGCACTCAGGAGCGTTTCAATCCGCGTCAGCCGATCGCTTGCATTGAGCATCCACCGCCCGCTCGGTATGATGATGGCGGTGATGATGACTTGCATGATCGACAGCAGCACGAGCAGGATGTTTGTCAGGTCCATAGCAACGTCCTATCGCTTCTGGTATGACAACCAACCGAACAACCGGACGGCTGCCCACATGATCCATCGTTTGATTCGCCCGACACCAAGCTGCTTCATCCCGACGCGGAATACGGCATCTGCCAGCACGCGGGGGCAGTTGGCAGCCTTGCGGTAGAGGTAGTCGTGCAGCACGGCGACCGGCGCATACTTGCCTGCCGGCGGGAAGAAGCGGTGCAGGAACCACGGGGTGGATGCGAAGTCTGTATCAAACCCGTTCGGCACGACGATCTTCATCTTCCAAGGATTTTCGTCGTATAAGTCTTCCCATATGATGCCTACGACGAACGGCTTGTTCAGGACGAAGAACGGTCTGCCGCCGCTTGTGCGTCCTTTCGCAGGCGAAACCGATATTTCCCCGAACTCGATTTTCATCACCTCGTCCTCAGCCCGCGTCTGAGACCCGGTTCGAACCGATCCCGATCATCGAGTTCCGGGTCGTTCGGGGTCCAAGTTTCGATGACGGCATTTGCGGTGATCCTGATGACGCCATCTTCGTTGCGCACGAGCACCCACAGCTTCCCAGGCAGCAGCTTGTCTTGTTCTCGGTAATGCCGCCATGCGACGCACACGTACCGCCGCTTTGAGGGCCACCAGTCCCAGAAGATCCACTGTTCGAACGAGATATGCCCGTCGTCGGTGTCGTACACATGGTTGAGTTCGATCAGGTCAACGTGGGTTTGCGGTGCTTCTCCTCGCGGTGCTATCGCCAGCAGGATGATTGCGTAGATAGCCATGCGACTCCATCCAGTCTTTCAGTCGTTCCGTCTTTCCGTTCCTCCTGATCCACAGGACGCCGAGTATTCGTCCGTACTTATCGCGTTGCCGTTCGGTGACAGAAATAAGGAGCTGCCCCTCCTTGAGCAGCTCCACCAGGGCAGCCCGCGCATCCTTTCCGCGGCGGATTTCATCGTCCGTGACAACGACGCTCCGTCGCCGTTCGGATTCCCATAATCCAAGATGTTGGCATGTTTGTCATCTGCGACCTCTACGAACAGGCGGATGCCGGACCGCTCGCATACAGCGGTAGCCCGGAGCAGGAACCGCAGGTCCGCGCGCCGGTCCCTGGTCAACAGCAGGACCGCCGGCCGTTTGTGCGTGAGAATCGAGTACCACAACGCCTGCCCGACCGCCTCAGGCCATTTCCTGGCCCAGTCAACCTCAATGGCATACTCATCGTTGAGAAGATCCACCCGGCTGCCATCAAACAGGGTGACCTCGCACTCTGCATTGTAGCGAGGGGCCAAGCGCATGCATTCTGAGCGCTCGTCAGCATATACTGACGCCGCCAACAGAAATACAATGGCTGTCAATGCGGGCTTCATGGTGTGTCACTGGTCAGCAGGCACAGAGATAGGAGCATCGCCTAGCTGGGCGTCATCGACAAGCCTCAGCTCGTATTTGGTGTCGGTGTCCGTGAGCGCCGGGAGCTTCGACGCGAAATATGCCGCGCCGCCCCCAGCGCCTGCAAGCCCGGCGGCTATCAGAGCCCACTTGGCGAGAGTTCCTGCCTTGCCGCCAGGCTTCTGGTCGTTGTAGACGGTGATGTTGTTGTCGCCGACCTGGATCATGTCGTCGTCGATGGGGTCATCTGTGCGCCGCCCGAGTGTACCGTCTTGCGTTTTGCGAACGAGGCGACGCACAAGAGCATTTTGGCGCATGATGCGCTGGAAATCAGCCACCCTCTCCGCCTGCCGGATCCCGATCGACCGCTTCACTATCTGCGCTGCTTGTTCTGGCGTCATCCCCAGCTCCATTCTGCTGCGCTATCCACTCCGAGACAGATCCATTGTGGAACGCATCATCCAGCGCAGCGATGTCACGGATGAACCTGCGCTGGATGTCTGCGATTCCACTCATTGGATCAGTTCGACTTCGACGATGCAGGTGAAGGACCTGCGGGGGTTTGCTTCGACGCGACCTCGCGGACGCCGACTGCCTCCTCAAGGCTCACGAGTCGCTTGCCCTCGAGGTAGTCGTAGTCCTGCGCCTTGCCGGTGGTGATGAAGTTGTTCTGCGCGATCACGCCGGACTGCGCAAGGGCGCCCATGTTCTGCTCCATGAGCTGATCGTACTTCGAGCTTCCGTCTGGAACCGCCATCTCATCTTCTCCTTTCGGTACAGGGATTTGAATGGGATCGTCCATATCAGTTTACCGGAACGAATTGAAACCGGATAGGTTCGCCCAAGGGCTTACGCTGCTCTTGGGTCACATTCCCATCTTTGTCGAGCATCTGCACGTAGACGGGCGGCAGACGCCCCAAAATGGATCTGGTGATCAGATCCATGTCAATCGCTGCATCGCGTCCTGGAGGCCCCTGGGGGCCTTGCCGCGGCTGAAATCGAGGGTCGGACGCCATCATGTCCAACAGCTTATGGTAGTCGATGATCGGTGTCTTGCCTGGCGGGCCCGGGTCGCCCTTCGGGCCTTGCTTCGGCTGGAACCGATCATCCTTCGCCATCATGTCAAGCAGCTTGCTGTAGTCAACCGCAGGCTGTTCAGGCGGCTTCTGTCGAGGTGAGATAGGGGGGTACGCCCAGTCATCCCGTTGGACAGGAGGGCTCCGCGGGGTTGGACACTGACCGTCAGGACATGGCCTGTCGATGCTGCGCCAACCACCGACGCCAACGCCGAGCCCCCATCTGCGTTCTACTCGCTGGCAAAATTCAATCACCGCGGATGGCCGCGGGCCGTACGCTTTCCGGAATGCCTTTGCGTTTTCGACGCGACCGATTTCTCCTTGGCCGGCAGTCATCACGCCAACAACCTCTCCCTTGGAGTTCAAGACTGGTCCGCCGCTGTCGCCCTGGAGGATCGCGCAGTTGTAGGCAACCATTCCAACCAGATTATCCGTCCCGACCTTTCCGTACCAATGCCTGAGCCTGCCCTGCATACCGCCCCACCCGGCGAACTCCAGAATGTCGTCTGGGCCAGGAGGGATCGATGCCACAGGCAGCGGGCGGAGGTTCTTTTTCTCGGCGATCACGAATCCGATGTCATGCCCGTATTTGTCCTGCGTTGCATTCTCATGCGTCACCTTGGTTGTCGTTCCGTCCGGCCATGTGATCGTGGTTGGCAAATCGGAAAGGACGTGTTTTGCCGTCAGGACGCCCTTGACTTTTCCGAGCGTGACATAGACGCCTGATCCTCCGTCGATCCTGACGACGGCTTTGTGCCAATCGGCGTCAGGCGACCACTTCCAGACGCCAACGGGCACAAGGTCAGATGCACACGCGGGGGTGCCTGCAACAAACGCGACTGCGACAACAGCGGCGACAAGGTACTTGCGAATGAATCGGCGCATGTTTGTGTACTCCTGATGGAATCCCATTCATGCTACCAAGTGTATTGACTTCTGCCAATATGCCGTGCTGTACATGGCTCCCCGATTTACGTAGGCGACAGCTCCTTGATGTAGACGTGCGTCGAGTAGAAATCGCCGTAGTCCTTGGCGATGTCATGCCGCACGATCTGGGCGTCATCGCGGAAGACGACGCCAGAAAGGGCATCCTCGATCGCACGGCACAGCTTCAGCCCGTCCGGTTTCTTCGTCGGGTACACAGGGGCGCTCTTCCTCAGCTTGCCGGCATTTCTGCCTGTGCCAAAGTGACCCTTCGGGCGGGGGAGAATGAACTGCACCGCCATGAACAGCGGACCGGTGAGCAGCGGACCGTCGTATGCCTGTCTTGCGGCGTCGGCGACGGTGTACCGCCATTCCTTGAGCCTTGGATCAGCCGACACCATGCGTGTCCCGATCCCACCGTCTTTTCGCTTGAACGTGAAGGCGCGTTTTGATCCTTGTGTGATTTGCTTCCCGTGCACGGTGAACTCGATGGATGTCATGCTGTCACCATTTTCGCTCAGTCGTCACCATCATCCACAAATTTGCGCCAGCTTCGTCGCATCGCCATGCGCAACGCCGGCGGCGCAGTCTCGAACGCCATGTAATCGCCGTGCACGTCCTTCATCTCCTCGGAGGTCGGGATGCGCAGCCTACGACCACAGTACGGGCATTTCCGTGCGCCGTCGCGGAAACGCAGCAGGCACGAGTCGCAGACCATGGGGATGTTGCCTCGATGTGTCATGATTCCACCTCGCGTTTCTCAAGCACGACGCGCCTCGTGCACACGAATTCCTCATAATCAAACAAAACGAAGCCAGAGCACGCCACTCGGAACACATCGCCTTTGCGGTGCCTGGTCTCATCCTCCAGCTCAGGTGATGCGCGCAATCCTCGATACCCCAGTTTTATCGGTGCGTCGTAGGTGTGGATGTCGCCGGGTTTCGGTGGAATGCATCTTCCGTCGCGGCAGCAGGATTCCTCGCCGAACACCCAGTAAGCCAGTACTGGCGTTGAGTGGTCGATGTAGTGCAAGCCGCTGTCGCAGTCGCAATCGTCACTGCAAATGTAATTAAAACCATCACCATCACCATCGCCGTGGCCATCGTCGCTGTAGCGATCGCCGTAGCCATCACCGTCGCCGCAGCCGCATCCACCGCCGTCGCCGCAACTGATGACATCAACGCGCCCGTCACCACGCGACACGCATTCACGCCAGTACTCAAGGTCAATGACATCCATTTTGCTGCCCAGCCTTCTCAAGTACTACGCGCCTCGTGCACACGAATTTGTCATCGCCGATCACAATGAACCCAGAGCACGCGACGCGGAACGCAACGCCAGATCGGTATCCGAATGCATCCTCCAGCTCAAGTGATGCGTGCAGCCCGCGGTGACACCGTTTTATCGGCGCGTCGTAGACGTGGATATCGCCAGGTTTCGGTGAAAGGCTCATGCCGAGGTGGCTGTAGGATTCCTCGCCAAACACCCAATACGCCAGTACTGGCGTGGAGTGGTCGATGTAGTGCAAGCTGACACCGCCACCGCGACCATCTCTTTCGCCGTAACAGTCACCACGACCGCGGCCACATCCGAAGCCGTCACTGTATCCGTAGCCATCACCGTAACCATCACCGTCGCCGTAACCAAAATCACCGCCGTAACCATCACCGGCGCCATAGCCGAATCCACCGCCGTCGCCGTCACATCCACCGCCGCGATTATATCCGCTGCCATAGCCGTCACCACGCGACACGCATTCACACCCGTACTCCAGGTCTAGGACTTCCACTTTGCCTCCTCCCATGCCTTGACGGCATCATCGGTGCATTGGATGATCTTCGACACGTCGAACACGATCATGTCCACGCGCGGTCCGACCCTGGATCGACCGATCGGCCCGACGACGGCGAGCGAGTAGTTGCCCTCGCAATCCGGCATTCCGGTTGCCGCCCGCATGAAGCAGTGCCGCGCCCGCGACAGCCTGATGATCTTCCTGTCGATGTCGATTTCCTCGACGTATCCGAAGTACATGCCACGGTTCGAGTCGAAGACCACAACTGGCGTTCCTTTTTCTGGTACGTTCATCGTTCATCCTCCTTTTTCAGAAACGTGATTGTCATTCCTCGTCCATATCTCCGGCAAGCCGCAGCATATCAACACCATCGGCAAGGCGCTGCCCGAACGGGACCGCGCGCTCGATGGGCTCCTGCAACCGCGTATTCGCAGCCTTCTTCGCACCCTCGACCGACTTTGGGCATTTGTGACACACCAATCGGTCCAGGGTGTGCTCAAGCGGGCGATCGCAAGCCACGCACCGGAGCACGCGGCCTTTGTCGTCGTGCCAGAACAGGTAGTCGCCGGATCGTTTGTACGGCATTCTTATTGCGTCCGTTTGATGATCTCGCCAAGCGAATTACCCATTTTTTCTGGCTCCATTGATTTCGCAAATGATTGCATCCAATGCATCTGCTATTGAGGCATATTTTCCGGTGAGGGAAGCCAGCCTTCGAATTGCCGCGGTTTCAACATCCCCGGTTTCACCAGAAGAAAACGAAACGTCGTCTGATATACGAAATCCACCTTGTATTTCGACGCCAGCAGCTTCTTGCAACTGCAACAAACGGCTGATTGCAATAGCAGCCGATGATTCAAGACATTCGATGCACTTCCATAATTTGTGATCACTAGCCATTTTTCTCGTCCTCCTTCAACTTCAAGACATTCACGTCCAAAACCGTGACAATCCCAACCTCGTCTCCGATCTCGTTCGAATGCAAGATCAGACCGCCATCACCGAGCAGGATGTCGTTGCACAGCCAGTCAACTTCATCCTGGTCAGTGCCGTACACCTTTTCGTCAACGTCAAGCTCTAAAATCAACAAAAACTTCATCGTAACCACCCTATCTTGTGCAAGATTTGTTCCGCCTCATCAATCTCGTCAAAGGAAAACCTGCCTTCTTCCGTGCTGAGGACATTGAGTATCCATTCGATCATATCCGGGGCAGCAGCCATCAGCAGGCCGTCTGTGTCATCAATGATTACCTCTAGGCAATCGTCTTCAACTGTTTCTGACGGATCGGTAGGAGTCACGATTCTGGCGCCGTAAGCATCAAGCAGTTCGCAGCTGCTTGTATCAAACCTCCACGGAGATGCTGATACTTTCCTGTATTTTTCTCCCATAACATCATCCCCTTTTGGCAGGAAGACCTCTGGCACAAAACCCGCACATGCTCTGCACATCACGAAGCACAACCCCGCACCCAGGGCATGCCTTCTCGCCTTCGATCGCGTGGCACGGGAGGAGGTTGTGGATGTCGCGTGGCGTGAGACCGTACTGGGCGAACTCATACGGCAGGGCACGCCAGCCCTGATCGCGAGGCAACCACATCTCGGCCACTTTTTGGATCGGCATTAGACTTTCATCCGAAGCGGAAACCGATTTCAGGTGCAGCACGAGTGTCATGCTCTCGTTCAAGTAGGCGCGGAATTCATAGCACGGATTTTCGCCAGTATCCACGATGATCCCAGCGCTCGGCGTCCACACTGGCGGGACGCACGCAACCTTGATCCCGTGAATCTCACGACGCCCTAACAGCGCATCCTGATCGTATTTGTAGATCATTCGGTAGATCAGGATTTCGTAGAAGTCTTTCATGTTCCATCCTCCGTTACTCACTTGTGCGTATCAGTTACCATGACGATGAATGCGTCCAGCGCTGCAACCAGCAGAAAAAGCAGGACATATTCCCAAAACTGGAGCCCTGGAAACAAGCCCCTCAGAAAGACGTAAAAAGCGATGATCGCAAAAAAAGTGCTGATGCGCATGGCACCATCCTGCTGATTCCTAGGCATTCACCTGTGCGCTACTGGAATGTAGAACGGCAGGGTATCGCGCGTGAACCCAGCGGCGCCTTTGTGCCCGCCGCCGCCGTACCACTTGGCGATCTCCGAAACGTCGATTTTGTCTGAGAACATCGTGACCTTCCACTTCTTGCCGTTCCAGCAGAACGCAAGGCAGCCGTCGTAGTCCTTGGGTACCTCGCCGAAGAACTTGCTGTTCACGCCAGAGCGGTTGATCGCGAGCCATCTGTGTCCAGCGAACTCCAAGGTGAATCCGATACCTCGAATTACCTCGGCAGCATCTTTTTCAAGGTATTCAATGATCGCTCTTCCACTAGCAACCAGCTCTTCAACCAGCTCCTCGCTCTTCATGAGGTAGATGATACTATCAATCCCTGTTCCAACCAATGCAGATCGTACACCGTATTGCATCTCCAGCACGTTTGGCCGCTTGATGTCCCAGACATCATATCTCCCTAGCAGGTAGACAATGTGTGGCATTGGGCGATTGTGGAAATAGTGTTTCCACGCAAGCTCGCACGCGGAATATTCTGTCCCAAGCACAGCGTTAACATTGTCGGGCAATCCATGCTTTTTGTAGTCCTCAATAGCCGTCTTGTGGTGATCAATCCACGTAACGGTTCTTGCGATTTTTGCGATCCTTTGCATGTTTTCCCACGGTTGCAACGAGAAGTCCAGCAATGCCACATCGGCGCATGCAAGATCATTCCACGTCAATCCGTTGCACGGCAAAGGATCTCCGTAGTCGGCGCCGACAAGCCGGTAGTCGAAGTCCGTCTGGGCCATCTTCCAGATCGCTGCCGAGCACTTGCCGTCCAAGTCCGCACGGTGGTAGATGCAGATTCTCATATCAGCTCCCTTACCCGATCAATCAAGCGGCATAAGTCGTCATACTTAATTCTCATGCGTCCTGCCTTCGTATTGCTGCTGGCCTTGCACTGGGTGCGATGCGACCACTCGCCGCGCAATTCGAGCAGAAATTCGAATGCTTCTACCAGCAGTTCTTCAGGCGAATCCTTCTGCCCTGTTTGATTCGCTTCGTCACTCATAACATCCTCCGTTACTTCGTTGATACCAACAACATCAACCATTCCAACCATTTCGCTATTGGCGGAATGACAACAAACAGAATCATGGCCGCCACCCGATACGGGCTTCGGCACCACCAGCGCCAAAAGGCATGGATGCGCGGCGAACCTCTTGAAGTGCGATGCACGCCCTGCGCGCTACTGAACTGCCTCCGCAAATCCTCCAAAAGATCGGGCGAGATGTTGGCCAGGTGAGGATTATTTGCCAGCGTTTTCCGGATGATGTCGAGGCGTTCCTGCGTCCACTCAGCCTTCGCGTATCCAATCGGCACCTGTCTCATCAAGAGGTATTCGGCTGCTGTCAGTGGTCCGAGCGTTGGGTGGCACACAAACACCTGCTTCGTTTCGTCGCTCACGACAATTCTCCTGCCTCGGTCATCTAGGACTCTTCTCCGCCAACCACAAGAACCGCGGGGTTCAGCACGCCGCCATCGCGATTCGCTTTCTCGCACTCGTACTTGATCTGGCATTGCATGGCGTGCCATCGACGCAATGCTTCGCCATGCTCCCAAACGTGCCGCAGAATTTGTACCGCGCCCATATACTGGTATCCACGCAACCCATGTTTCCCCATGACGCCGCAAGCCAGCTCCTTCGCCTTTTCGGCGCAGCCTTCGACAGTTTCGCCGTTTGCGATGAATGCCTCCATGAGGTTTGCCCACGTCTCGGCGAACCAGTAGGCAGCGCCGCAGTATTCCGTGATGCGCCCATGATCGTTGTTCTCCAGTCCCTCGTTCCACACATGCTTGGCTTCGTCGTCTTTGAACTGCATGGTTGTCTCCAACACAAAAACCACTTGGGGTCAGAACAACATCGGCTTGGAAGCGCTTGGCGATATCCATACCGATTCCGTCCTGGGTGCGTGATCTGTAATTGAACCGGAACCTTGCAATTTTGTTCCACGCACACGACCGGCAGCATGGCATGCCGTCTCAATATCTCGGCGTTGCCATCCGGCGTCATCAAGCTGTGCGTATATCGGATGGTTGTAGCCGCTGACAACCGCCTTGCCCTCAAGGTTCAGCAGCACCTCGACCAACTCGGCGTGTGCATCATCTGACATTTCATGTTCGTACACGTTGCGTGATCCAGAAGCGCGGGTATCGGAGACGTAGGGTGGATCCACATAGAACACCGTTTCCTTGGAATCCCAATACCGGATGACTTCGATCGCGTCCCGGCAGTCGATCTGCACGCGGGACAAACGCTCGTGCCATGAGTCAAGTAAACGCAAGCGACCTCGCCATGAGTTGACTACCTGAGCCATACCGCGCGTTGATGTAAATACCCGTCCCCAATCGCATTCTGCATTGCACTTGCCGCCGAATCCTTGATTCTGCCCAACAAACATTGCCCACGCCCGATCTACATCGTCCGCCGATTCATCGCCCATTATCTCAAGCGCCTTGCGAAACTCGGCGCGAGAATACATTGTCCACGTGAGCTTGTGTGCGAGCAATTCGAACTTCTCGGGATCTTGGAGCACCCGGAACAGCCCGATGGTGCGTTCATCCAGGTCGTTCAGCACCTCGACGGGGAACGGCTTGATATGCCAAAACACAGACGCAGCGCCGCAGTACGGCTCTACGTACACTTTGCCTTTCGGGATCAGCGGCACAATCCGGCGTGCAATCTGTCCCTTTCCTCCGTACCACCTGACAGGCGCCATGATTCTGTTCGGCATCGGCAGCGCCTCACGGACATCTCTGCTTACGCGGAATGCGTCTGACGGCATCCCCTGCCTTTGGCTACTCATCACGCACATCCTCGGCTGCATCGCCATTGGTCGGATCTACGCCCCATGCTTCTTGCACCACAGGACGCCATCCACATCAAGGTAGAAACGAGAACCATCGTATAGAGGTGCACCGCATACTTCGCACCACCCGATGACATAACGACCATTTATGCGCTCGATATGGATGCCTGGATGTTTTCGGCGACATTCGTCGATTGCCTCGGCAACGGTTGTTCGAAAATGCTCTTTCACAGGCACCTTGCCGTCGATCACTACGGTTTTCATCGTACATCCCCCATGCTTCATCGAACCCAGCATTCCACGTAGATCGGTCCTCTGTGGTCACGCAATGTAGTCTCCTTGAGGTAGTCGCGCGTTTCGAGATCCAGAACGCAGACATCAACCCCTTCGGAGCTCACGATGTCCACACAGCATTCGTCAAGATCCAGATATACTTCGTAACGCCACTTACCAGGTCTTCTGTAGGCGACGAGCTTGACCTGGCGTGCATTCCCGATGTCGAAATACTCAGACAGACCTTCTGCACAGAAATAGTAATTGTTGCGCACAAAACAATAGCCACTGCCAATCCGGCAGAGCCTCATCCACGGCGTCTTTGCGATCTCGGTTGTCATTTTCGTTTCTCCGTGCTATCTTTGTTTTACGGCCTGTCAGAAGAATCGCTTCGCATTCTCAATCGTTATCTGCCGCCAGTCTTTCATCTTGGCATCGTGGGCACTCTACACGTTCAGTACCCAACGGCACCATCACCCATAGCGACACATCTGGATCGATCTCGCCGCCGCATCTCTCGCAGCGCTCCACTTTACGACCTGGACTGCACGACGCGATGTCGTTCTCGCATGCTGCCACCTCGTCCAGCAAGCACGCGCACTCGAAATCGGTATCCACAAGGCCATCGGCGCCCAAGCCAACGAGCCACTTGAACAGGGCCTCGCCAGCCGTGCCTGGCTGGACCCATCCCGGCGTTACCTTTTTGTCATTCATGGTCCGCCTCCTCGTGGCTCTCCACCGTGATCTTGCCGAGCACTTCGCACAGATCCAGAAGCTCGCGAGTCGTGTTGCGCTGCTGCATGATCACGTCGCACAAGTTCCACTCCCGATCCTTACCGCCACATGAAATCTGCAACGTTCCAGCATCTCGCACGGCTTCGATCAGGTAGATTTCGTCTGACCCGAGCACGGTTTCAAAATTTCCTGGTGTACGGTAAATCTGGAATACGATCTCACCGTGGTATGGCTTCCGCCCATACTCGTTATCCGCACGCTGATCACCGAATGCGGCGTACTGCTTCACGCCGATGTAATGATCCTTGAGTGCCGCTTCGCCGTCTGCTTGGATTTCTGTAATCGCGTCCTCGATTGCCGTGAGTCGCACCGGAGAATCAGGGACGCCGGAAACATGCAGATTCTCCATCGCGCGTTTGCATCTTTCAATGTCTAGCGGTTTCGCTGCCATCGCGTCTCTCCTTTTGGTTGGAGCTTGATCGTTGTCAGGCATCCTCGTCGTCCCCTTCGCAGTTATGCGCATGGGCGCATGTCGGACAGAGCCACAAATCACATACTGGACAAATCCACACATCGTCATACGGGAAGCTGCGACCGCAGTAGTCGCAGTCTTCAATTAGCGGCGGATAGTAGTCGTCGTTCAAGATCATTCGTCACCCATCCTCCTTGTCACTCTGGCCTCTGCCCATCATCGCCAGCTTCAACAATCCGCTTGATGACTTTGCGCATTTGCTGCATTGAGTACACAAGCGACTCTACATTCTTTCAGACATCACCACCGCGCTCAATCGAAGCCGTCAGCAGAGATTCGTTAGCAAACATGAAAAAATGCTCGCGTGTATTGAGAAGAGCGCCCCTCACTTTGTCCTCGCACTTGACGCACAGCCACGTAGCCGCCCCGCAAGTCCACTCCTGCCAACGGCGCGGCATATCCGTACATCCGCATCGCTGGCATGGATACATAATTTTCGCTTTGACAAAGACATTTTGTCGTTCTTCGCTCGTCATCATGGAAGCTCCCTGGAAATGATGTCACGCGCGATTGTTAGCACACCAATAAGCGCGCAACAATCCATTGCGAGAGATGTGTTGCTTATGCTGTACGATGCTTCTCGAAGCAAATTGATTGCGTTGTCTATCTCTTCGCATGCAACCGTCAACGATTTCTCAGCGTCAGGAATCCTGACATTCTTCAGTATTGTTGTATACGATCCACACATAGCCATTGGTCTCCATTCTGATTTCGATTTACCATGCCTTCATCGCTTATCCTCGCCCTGCCGTTCAAGCAGCCGCAACGCTGCGTCCAGCCACTTGCCGGTCGGCGTGTTGGCAATGGCCAGCTCGCACCGAGAACGGCAGACCGCGATGAACCGTTGCACGGCAATGTCCGTCAAGCCGTGCCTGATCGCCTCATCTGCGGCTTTTTCTGGTGTTTGCTTGCTCATGCCTGGCTCCACGCTTCACCCAGCATTCAACGTAGATCGGGCCGTCAATGTCGCTGAGCCCAAACCTTTTGAGGTAGCGTCGAAGCCAAGTTGTCAACATCTCTGCATCTTCCCCGTCTTCAGTTAGAACCTTAGCGGTTACGTCATCCGCCGGCAGCCACACCTCATACCTCCCATCGCCCGGCTCGCGATGAGCAACGAGCTTGACTTGCTTCGCCCCCTCAACGTCAAAGTACTTCGACAGAAGATCCCTACAGACAAACCGCACAGCATAGCCAAACACGCTGCCATCACACCAAAAGCCAGCCGGGCCGTCCAACAGCCACGGCGTTTCAGCTATCCGCGTGCTCATAGCTCAATACTCCACCCTAGCTCCACAGTACTGCGTCACTTCACCTTAGGCATATCAGGACAAATGCACGAGTCGTCATCACAGTATGCCTCGTGGATATCGTCCCACATCAATCCGTAGTACCATCCGTCAACAAACAGGCTGGAACGTATGCGCCGGCAGGTCTCGCATGTCCTAAACCTTCCCATGCGCCCGTCCCACTTGCCATTCGTAAGCTCGTACTGCTCTCCAGGGAGAATGTCGCACCCGCATTCGCAGCATTTGTGACGCTTCCTTGCCGTCACAATGCGATCCACTACGAAGTCTGGGCCGTCATCTACGTACAACGCGATGCAATGGCTGAACATCATGGCCTCGCTTACGTTCGTTCGTCCAGTTTCAGCATGCAATCACCCGCGCCCGGATTCGATGGTAAAGAGCCCCAGGCGGGAGACCACCTGTCACTCATCCAGTGGCTCATAGGTAGCTTCGAAAACGTCCGGCTTACATGGATAAAGCTCGCCCTTTACACCGCGGATAATCCAATCCCCGAGCTGCGCCGTCATCGTGCCTTCAAGGGTCTCGATCGTAGCCGTCTTTGTGCTCTGGTCGTACACGACCCCTGGTATGTGCTCTTGGTTAGGATGTGGTAGATTAAACGTTTCCTCAGTAATTTGAATGGCTCTGATGACCACTGGTTTCTTTCGATATGGTCGCATACTTCTGCTCCGACAGTCGGGTTTCGGTGGATACATGATTACCTCCATTTGTTTATTCCGCGTTATCCAAAATATCATCCAGCACAAACTGTCGCCACTGTTCCTCAAGCCGCCTCCAGCAGCCACCACGGAATTATACCACTATCATCCATCGCGTAAACATCATGCATGTCGGATAAGACATTTTTCGGATTTTTTTCTACGGGCGACGGATCGGCTCGGGCATCAGAACATCGGATGCGCAGATGAGGCGGATGTTGCGGCAGCGGTGCATGTAGAATTGCCGCGGCTCCTCACGGCAGAGGCACAGGGCGAGGAACCGGTCGTCAGATAGGAATCGGATGGGGCTGGCGATGCGGATCGTGCGTTCGCCGTGGCGGTCGGTGTACTCGAACTCCAGGACGTATTCGTCGGGGTTGCGCAATGCCTGGATCAGTGCGCTAATCATCGTTTTCGTCCTCGATCGACTTGATTGCGAACCGAAGCGTTTCGATCCCGATGACAGGCGGGGTCCACGGTGTGCGCGGGCATTGCATGCGCTTCTGCCGAACGCGGTCGCTCCATCGGCTTTGTATGCGCTCGCATTGCTCGCGGATCTCTTCTTGAGAAGGGATCGGCGCCGTCCGTGGCGCCGCCCTTCGCTGCTTCCGTGCCATCGCGCGTCTCCTTACCGGTGTTTGTTTGCGAGCCGTTCGCTCGGTCGGCACAGCCCACGCGGCTGCGCCCCGCTTTCGTACCACTGCTGACGGATCAGCTTCTTTTCCCTTGAGATGTAGGCGTCAAGCACCGCTTGCGCCTCTTGATCCGAGTCTGCACGCAGGAACATTTCCCTGATCTGGTCGTCAGTGAGATTGCCGTCATTGCACCGTTCTCCGCATTCACCACACACAGTTCCAAGCTCCTCCAAGGTCTTTGGTACCAACGGTTTGCGCACACACATCGCCATGCGCACAGTACGCCCCAACAGCGCAGAAGTCCTATAGGGCGGTCATCCTTGATTACCCCAAGGCCTGGCGTCGGTGTCCGATTGCCCAATGCGATCCCCAACCCACCCTACCTCCAAGCGGCCTGTTGCGAGCAAACCGCCATCGCTCGAAACACCTGGAGCCTACAGCATCACGCTGCGACCTCTGTACGCTTTGGTCCTGTCCACAGGGCGGTGGCACTAGCGGGACTACTTGCGCCGAGGAGGCTTGCCGGCTGCCAGCCGGCGCCGGTTTTAAGGCCCGGTACGCCCAACGGTTCGCTGCCACCAGTGGCTATAAGTCGCCGACCGTTCTTACGACTGCGGCGCATCGTCAGCGTCGTGCTGCGGTGCGTCTGTTTTCGGGTTGCCTCCGGAGTGCAATGCGGCGTCGATCTGTTCGAACCGCTCTTTGAGGCGTGAGATGAGATTTGTGATTCGATCGTTCTGTAGTTCAACGGCGTCGTGCAGGTCGTCGATTTTCTTTGCGAGCATTTTGATGGCATGCTCGTTGAACGTCGAGCGCCGCTCGTTGTTCCCGACCCGATCCATCGTGGAATGGAGCTGGTGCTTGACGTACTCGCTGAGGATACGACCCACGGCAGACCCCTTGTTCAGTAGAGAGCGTCCTTCGGCACATTCGCGATCTTCCGGTGCCAATCGCTTGCCCTCTTGGGCATGAGCGGCAGGTTCCTGGGCGGATGGTGTGCCTTCCACGGTGCGAACTCGTACCGCGTACCTTGTGCGGCTTCGCGTGCGACGGACATGAAAAACTGCTGATACAGTTGGTTGAACGTCAGTTCACCGCCGTGCTTCTTCATTGCGTTCCAGTAGAGCCCACGCCATCTGCCTTCGTTTGAAGGGGCGTCCTTGATCTTCCACTGATCGATGGGTTTCCCGGAAACGAGCTTGAGTTTCCCATCCTCGTGGATGATGTTGCGGCACGGCTTGTTGATGTCGAATTTCGCCCCGCACTGCTCGCAGTAGAGCAGCCGTTTTTTCATGGAGTTGTGCAGGGCGCCGCAATGCGGGCACGCAACCCCTTCCAGTTTCCCGGTTTCCCTGATTCTGGATATTCGGTTTTTTGCCAGGACGTTTGCGTCGTCGGTTGCGAACGCTTCGTCCCAGTCTTGGTTTGCATTTGGAGACCCCCACCGCCACCAGTTCCCTCCGTGATCGGTGACGGTGACGGTCTCCGGGGTCAGCTCCGACCTGCGTAGAGCACGACCAACCATTTGCAGGTAACTCCTATGGCTTCCTACCGGAGTTGCGAGGATGAGGTTCTTGATGAGGGGTTCATCGATCCCTTCTCGCAGGACGAACCTGTTCCAGATGATGTTGATTTCCCCATCCCGCCACTGCTGCATGAGTTCTTCGAACAGGCTGTTTTCGGTCCTCCGATCGTGCATTTCGCCGTCGCACCAGAAGTCGGTCCCATCGACATGCAGTGCTCGGTAGCCCATGGATGTGAACCATCTGGCAGCCCAGAGCGATTCCTGTACTCCCGGCGCGAACGCGATGGTGTGAGTCCTGGTTTCGTTGAGGCTCTGCCAGCTCTTGAGGATGTTCCCGATGATGGAAGCCCGCTTCTTCCCTTTCTCGGTCCCCCACGTTTTCCGTGCCTGCGCCTCGGACATTGACAGGTCCACCTTCCAGGATGTGAGTTTCCTGGTGTCGAGTTCTGACGGCGCGAACACGATCGCTCTTGCGAGCACCCGTTCCTTGATGAGATCCCACGTTCCTGCTGCGCAGACTAGCTTATCGTATGCGAGCCCGAGCCCGAGCGGCGTTGCGGTTACGCCGATTATTTTCGCCCCGCGTGCCAGATACCCGCTGAGAAGCCCCAGATTGCCGCCTGTGGCCATTTTGTGTGCTTCATCGACGATTACCACGTCTGCGTCCACCCATTCGTCAGAATCCTTCTGGATGCGTGATTTGACGGTTTGGATGGTGCAGATTTGGACGGGCTCGGTTCTGTAGTCGAGGTATTCCATTTGTGCCGACCGGACGCCGAACGGGATGCCTGCTTCGGAGTAGACCCGGATGGTTTGCTGCGTGAGCAGGATGCGGTCCATGAACAAGGCGACCCGTTTTCCTTGGTTGAGAGCCCACCGGATGAGTGCCATCTGCATTTCGGTTTTCCCGGACCCTGTTGGGGATGTGAGGCAGACGGCGCGTTCGCCGTTGGAGATGGCGTTGATCGTCTGTTCTACGCCGTAGACTTGGTGTTTCCACGGGGCGTCTACGGAGAAGATCGACGCTTCGGTAATCATCTCGTCAGCCTCTGCTGTCATCATGATTCTTCTGGCACCCCAAGGAACTCCCGCGTGTACTCCATCGCATTGTCGATGGCGTCCATGATGATCGATCGCGTCCCATCGTTTGGCAGATTGAGCGCATCCGCCGCCTTGTCGATGAGGCGGATCACCTCGCCGAATTTGGCGTCGATCTGGTTCCAGTAGACGTGCGGATCGAGCTTCGGCTGAGGCTTCTTCTTTTTGCGTTTCGGCAGCGCCTTGATGAGATCGCCGATTTTCGCTGCCTGCCCGACCCTGACCTTGCGCACGATGACGATTTGCTCTTCTTCCGGCAGTTCCGCGAGCGCTTGCAGCTCCTCTTCGGTTGCGACGACCGAACCGCTTTCAATCGCCCTTCTCGCCGGCGTGCACAGCTTCTCTACGAGGTCGTGGAAATCCACCGCCCGTCTGACGGTAGCCCTGGAGAGCCCGAGTTCATTCGAGACGCTTCGCGACTTCGGAGATAAGTCTTTCTCCTTGCGTTGCTTGGGTTTATGCTCGTCCGCTGGTTTTTCTTCGCTGATTTTCTTTGCGATCGTTTTCGCACGGCATGCGATCCCGATTTTCCTGATCTGGAGCCGTGCTTGCAGGCTGAGGTTCCGCCTGTCGGTTGCCCTACTGATCGCGATGGCCTTGATTTCGTTCCGCGATCGCCCTACGCCGATTTCTTTCGCCGGACATTGGATGCCGAGTTCCTGCGCGATTTTGAAGCGGTGCACGCCATCGACGATGATGTTCTTGCTTCCGTCGAACCAGTAGAGTACGGGGTCTGTGATTTCCCCTTCCCACTCAATGGCCGATTTGAGTGCTTGGTAGTCGTCTGGTTCGAGCGCCGGAATCTCTGCGTGCAGGTCGTCATCAATGAAGAGTTCAGGCATTTTCGTCTCCACCACCGATCCAGTTTTTTCGATCCAGCCGTTTCCGTCAACGCTGTTTCGCCCATTTCCCGCGAGACGGGCGCTTTGCTCTTGGCAATCTTCCACCCAACCACAAGCCAGCCAAGTACTTGCGATCGTAGAATTTTCCGTCGAATTTTTTCTTGAGCCAGAGCAATTCTGCCAACGTGATCTTTGGCATTGCCGCGCCGTCGATGACGCACCGCAGCCCGTGTGCGAGTTTGTGGCACAGCGAGCAGAGCATGACGACTTCCCGCCGGTCGTCGTGCCTTCTGCCGATTCCAGGGATGATGTGATGCGCTTCGATAATCATCGGGAAATGCCACGGATCGCCGTATCTCCAGCCGCAGTACCAGCATTCAGCGTTTTCGATTCTTAGGCTTTCGATGGTACTCGGGCTGCGCTGTGTCCGGGTATTGTTCATCGACGCTCTTCCATCCATCGTATCCGTCGCCGAGGTATCGATCGAAGTTTTTGACGAAAGCAGAGCTGTCGAGTGCGATTTCCTCGAACACAGCGACGAGCACAGGCTTTTCGCCCCGGTTCCAGTACAGCTTGTCCGGGTGCATGTATTCCCCCTCGACATCGACTTTGGTTTCCGACGAGAGGAATGGCAGTTTACACCATTTCGCAAGGGTTGCGATCCCTTGCATCTTCGGTGGTTCGTTATTTTCCTGCGAAACGATTTCAACGCTTCGCACGAGCAGAATTGGCATGACTTGCATCAGGATTCCTCCACATTCTCGTCGTCCTTCTCGGCAGCCGTGCTGTCGGTTTCTTCGAAACCTTTGCCCTCAGCCTTTGCGACGGCCTCAAGCACCGCTTGAGCGGCTTCGCCGCATTCTTTGCACTGTTCGCCGCCCACAGCCGCGATGGCGTTGAGGATGGCGACAGCCTTTGTGATCGTCCGCATCGCCTGTGCGGCGACTTCGACGCCGATGTTGCCGTCTTGATCAACCTTGCATCTCACTATCGTCCCCATCGTGTTCCTCCAGTTCTTTTTCGCAGAGTTCAAGTTCTTCGGCTGTCCACTGCCGGAAATCGATTGCGTCGAAGTCACGTCCAACGACGCTGCACACCCATTCGCGGAAGCATTCCGCGAGTTTTTCCCTTGGCGTGTCTTGTGGCAGCTTCCGACCGATCTTCTCGTGCCACTTTCGTTTGATGGCGATCATGTCGGGCTGCGTGATTTTCCCGGCCATCTTCCGGAAGAACTCCGGGGTGTGCTTTTCGGGGTCCTCTGCCGCGTACGGCAGGTTGAGCAGTTGGCAGATGGCGTATTTGTGCGCCGCGGTGAGTGCCTTGCTTGAGGCTTTGTCTCCGCCGTCCATGCCTTCACCGACGACGGTTGCGGTTATGCACGAACCATCCTCCGCGTAGAACGAGTATTCCACAGTGAGCATGGAGTATATGATGGTTCCTCCGTTCCGTGTGGTTCCCATTTCCCGTTTTTGGTCAATCACCTTGGGAACTGAGAATATGCCGTGCTTTGCGAACAGCGGCTGCACGCGGTTGTAGACCTGTTCTGCTGAGCGGTAGGGGTATTTCTGCTGTTCGTTCATGGCGTCCTTGCCGATTGCCCCGACCTCACGCATGACCGCGATAATAGCCTGTCGTATTCCAGCCCCCTCAGAATGGCTCATTGACGATCTCCCTGTATTTTTCCCTGAGTTTGTCACGGAACCGGATGACCGCAGGCGCGAGGATTTCGTTGATGTAGCCGTCATCCCGTTCGACCTTCTTGATGAACAGCGGGTTGACGCCACTTGCCTCGAGGCGTGGGTCGAACGAGCAGAAGCAGTAGAATTTCTTCTTGGCAATCCACAGCGAGCCCTGCACCTGTTCGATGTGTTTCTCCGGCATTTCGCCATCCAGCATGGTCCTGATGTGGACCGCCGGGTTTGCCGGGCATTTTATTTCCAGCAGCCCATCCTCGCCGATGATTCCATCTGGCGAGCATCCGATTCCTGGCTCTGTCGGATGCTGGATGTAGGCGAACTCGCCCTCTGGCAGGGTTGGCGGCGTTCCGAACCGTTTTTCGATTGCCTCAACCGCGGCGTCGAATGCGTGGCTTTCCCACTCGGATCCCCACCGCATTGCGGCGTTCTGCCATCTGTCGATCGGCATTCCCGTGAGGAGTTCCGCGAGCAGTTCCTCCATGTACCGCATGGCGGTTTCGGACATTTCGCCGGCATCCCTGGCGGCTTTTGTCCTGGGTTTGGTGAGCACATCTTTGAATCTGGACGCTGTGACATCGCCCAGGCGTGCCATCCTCCATTCAGTCGTCCGTTGTTTCATGGTCATCCCCCGCGATGTATTCGACGAGCACAGCCACTAGGAGAGGCACGCATATGAGTGCGCACGATATGACGGCGATCACGATGGGGTCACTCATTTGCATGGATCAGCGCTGATGATGTTTCGATACATGGACAGGAACGGAATACGCCATCCGTACACGTTGAACCGGTATGTTGCGCCGGGCTGGATTTCCCCGTATATGTCCGACGAGTTGAACTTCAGGTACATCAAACTATCCTTGTTGCACAAGGTTTCCTTGTCCGTGAAGACGAGATAGATGCGCTTTGTGGAACTGCCCGACCCTGTGACCACTGCTTCGGTTTTCTTTACAGTTGCGGTGACTGAATCGCGTGTCCCGTAAGTAAATGCACACGGAATGGTCACAATGAGGCATACGCCGATGGTGGTCAATGCGATGCCCTTGTATCGCCTGATGACTCTGCCGAATTTTCCTTTCATGTCATCCATCGTACAGCTCCCGGTGTCTGTTTTTGAACTCGATTGCGAACCGCTTCGGTGGCATGAGGGTATGCCACAGCTCCATGTCGATGGCCCGTGCGAACCGTTCCGCCGTTTGCAGTCGCACCGCCCGCTTGCCGTTGACGACATCTGACACGAACGACTGGTGGCATCGCATCTTCTTTGCGATCCTGGTTTGCGTGAGCCGATGTTTCTGCATGGCGTATCGGATGTTCTGCGCAAACCGTTCGACGATAGCAGGAGTGTCCATTCTCATCCCCTTTGGTTAATGTCGATGCTGTATGTTGCGATCCTTCGCTCAAGCTTTTCCAGGTATGCGATCCAGTCACACCAGCACGATGGCAGGTCGCAGATCCCGATGACGACGACCGGCAACCAGTCGCAATCTGAGACATCAAGCGACACGTTGGCAGTTTGAAGGTCTGGCTCGTGCCATACCTTTTTTCCCATCGGCGTGTCAGCCTCGCATCGTTTTTCGACGATGCAGAGTTCTTTTGCGATGGCTTCCTCGAACGGCTCCAGGAAGTCGTCGCTGATCGGGTCGCCCAAGTCGATGACCTTTTGCATATGCTGGACTCCTCAGCCAACTACGCGAAGAACCGCGTTGGAAGGGCTAAAAGAAATCATAGCCATTCCCATATACATGAATAGCCCCTCGTTTGGTTTTTTTCTGGTTGCAACCGATTTTTGCTTGGATCATCGCATTCCATCGGTCGTCTTTCCGAGATTGCGTCGCACCGCGTTGCCAGGCACTTTTCTCTATCCGCTTCGCCCATGCTGCCCATGTTAATTACCATTATTCGGTACAGATGGGCACCTGTTTTTAGGTGTCATGGGTGACACCTAAAAACAGGCGGGGTTGTCCGGTCCTGGGGGGTTGTACAAAACTCGTGGTGTGTGGCGGTACTTATTGAGTGCCACCATTGCGAGTGCTTTCGCATGACATTCATTATTTGCTCATGAGGGCACACATTCCGACGGCGAACGCCGCGATCACACACACGAGCAGAATCGTTTCGAGTACGGGCATTGTCTTGCATCCTCCTTGACGAGGTTCAGGTGCCATCCTCTGGCGTCGTAGATGATCCCTTGTGGCCAGACACCGAACATCCGTTTCCAGGTAGCGATTGCTCGGTGGTACCGTTCGAACGGCAGTGTATTGAGCCACCGCCAGTGTCTCCAGTGTTTTGTAGATTCGTTTGACATATCATCCTCCGCAGTTTTTGGGTGTTCTATCCCATCATTTTGCTCCGCATCGTCCAAACGTTTGTCTGTCCGCTGTCGTGCTGTACATTTTCACCCGCATGTGGCGAATGGGCTACGACCGCAGCGACTAAACGTTCGTTCATCTGCTGCCTGTAGCCGCAGTCGATTGAGCAAATCTGGTCCGATATCCCGCAACGCCCAAACGCCCGTTTGTCCGCTGCCGGGTGTTGTGCATCCTTGGAATGGGAGTGAACGGCAATCCCGCGTCGTCCAAACGTTTGTCTGTCTGCTGCCGGCTTTTCGACTGCTATGAGGCGGCAGACGAACGGTGCCCCCGCAGCGTTCAAACGCCCGTTTGTCCGCTGTTGCCACTCGCGACTTCGACTCGCTGAAGCTTGGGAGCGTACATGCAGTTGATAAACATTCGTTTATCCGCTGCCGTACTGGCTAATGTGGAATGACCGCTAGGGCCTGCTCTCCCGCAGCATCTAAACGCTCGTTTGTCCGCTGCCGGGGCGCCAGCATAAAGCTTTCTCCCGGCTTAGTTTTTGGCGCATTCCGCGAGCGGCTGGGCTGGCAAGCATGCCCACCGTTGATCGCGCTCC